CCCAAATTAAACCATAACCATTTTCTTGTAAGAGTTGGTATCCATCTTCGGTTAGCACTAGATTTGTGTCTTGAATACCGTATCTAATCGCGTCATTTAGATAATTATACTGAATACCAGCGTAGTCCAAGTCACAAATATTGAACTTAAACTGCGAAATTCCACCTATAAAGCTACCACCGAAGTTCTTTTCTATAGGTAAGCCTCTATCATCCATATCCAATCCGTCAAATGTCTGGCTATCTATCAAGCCTTGGCTACCACCACCTAAGCTGAAGTTAAATGGCACACCAACTTGCTTTCCTTTGTAGTCATTAAGTCTTTTAGCTATAAATTCTGGAAATTCATCAACAACAAACTTTAACTTAGCATTTACATAAAACATAAGCTTACCAGTTCTTCGCTTAGCGTATTTTAAATCACAATCATCCATGTAGTTAGTTACGAATCTGATAACAACATACTGCCATTCGCTAGGAAGCACCATATTAGGTGCCGAATAAGCTTCATGTATGGTTACTCCGCTTGTATAGAGTCTTTCACCAGTACTAGCAGTATAACAAGTTCCTGTTACTGTAAGTAACCTGAAGCCTATACTTCCATCATCCTTGATTCTGAAGCCTAATGCATTATCTATGATATCTTCGTTGTAATCTATATAACCTTGTAACGATGTTTTTCCGCTATAACTACAAACGGTATCCTGACCAAGACCATCATTAGGACCATAACAATAATAACAAAAACTATCGCCGCTTACGAAACCAGAACCTCTACCGTATATCAAGAATGGGTTCCTGTAATCGGTTATAACCTCTTTTTGTCTAGCAACTGGAATTCCATTACCGTCATAATTCCAAGTCTGATACGTACCTAAGCCATCGGTACTAACCATATTACAAGCTGCGCCACTATCAACCAAATAACCATATGGTGGTGTTGGGTTACAACCAGCGTGACGACCAGGCGAGGTATTGGTTATTGCACTTAAAATAATTGTATCGGTTGCACCAGTTAACCTAGGTGCCCTTGCATCTGTTGCTTGTCCATAAATAAGGAACTGATTTTTTATCAGCTCTATTTCAACTTGAGGTGGGTCAAGCGGTATGCCAAAGCCGTAGTCACCAATAAGCGTGATATCTGATTCTTTTAAAACGGTACAAAATGGTGATATACTTGTTGAACCAGTACATGCTGAAGTAACGGTACAAGCACTAGTACAACCAGTATCATTTCCAGCAAATTGATTCCAAAACTTATTTTCCGCACGTGTACCCATGTAGAAAAAGAAACCTTTATTGTCTGGATACACATCGTTAAGTGTTGTACCAGAACTACTGCAAGTGTCTTGGGGATTTATCCAAAATTCAGCAGCCCAAGCTTGATTTACCCTTGTTGGTAGAATCTCATATGTGCTTCCATCTATCTTATAGTAACCTTGATAAAAACCACCACAAAATTGCATATAGTCACCGAAGGTTCCTGTTGGGTCTATGATTCTTTGAGTTGGGTACACATACTGACCAGTAGTACCAGTAACCAGAGTCATTATAAGCCTAGTATCGCCAGATGCTAGCGTAAGACTAGACCCAGTAAGTGCTTGTATGAGGTTTTGGTTAGTTGGGTCCGAAGGATTTTTGGTGTAAGGGACCAAACCGTTATCGATACCTGTTAGACCAATGGTATTAAAGGTATAACCAGTATTAGTTGCGCCAGTCCAAGTTACAAGACTAAATATGGTAGAAGCGGTTGTTGCGCTATCTGGATATATCGATGGGTTATTGAAATCATACCAAACAACAAAACAGCTTCCAGACATCAAACCAGTACTTGGAGGTACATTCGAACCATCAGGAGCCAAGAACAAATCCCAATAGTCGCTGTTTGATAGCTGTAAGTCAAATTTGTTGAAGTTAAAATTGCGTATGTTTCCCATTTTAGTATTTGTCTATAAATATCTTACTTGCTATTTAAGTCTTTAATTTATACCAAGCTTTTGAATTGTTCTCACATATTCTTTGCTTCGTATAACGTGTTAAAAGATTTCTAGGATACTTCTTTTCCAACCACTTGATGTTTTTACATACAAATAGTTGTCATCTCTTGTTATATTTCCTTCGTTTCCATATGTATCTTCAGAAGATGATGGTGTATATGTTGGTATGCTAAGTGATTTTGGTTTTAAATCATTGTTTGTAACCCAATTTCCTTCTGAATCAGTTATGAATTCAGCTTCATTTCCGTTTCCAAGCGCATGAAGCACCCTAATACCTCCACCAATAGCAGTTTCTTGTGTTCCGCTGTAGTTTAATTGTATATCATTATCTTCCGCAAGGATTGTTTGCGTCTCTAAATATACGCTTCCATTTGTTGAACTACCAGAAGATAACTCTTTAACTGCTTCAACAAGCATAGGGATGATTGAATCACTATGAATACCCATATAACCATCAACCTTATTGGTGAAAACAAGTCTTGGGTCAACGCTTTCAACATCTTGAGCTATAAAACCTATTCTTACGTCATCACCACCTGCAACTCTATCAATCCACTGATATGTAACACCGCTAAGTTGTTTTATTTTGTTCAAAGAATCTGTTAGAGGTGATATGTTTTCTTTTAAGCGTCTATCCGAAGTATTGGTTGTCAAGTTACCAGAGCCGTCTATTCTTATTTGGTTAACAAATGCACTAGAAGCGACTGTTGATATGTTAAGGCTCTCTACATATGTATAATGAGATTGGCTTCCTGTTATGTTATCACCAAGCACTATTGTTGATGTACCATTTGCTTGACTACCCGAACCATGAACAAAAGATGTCGTACCGCTAGCTATACTAACATTACCACCAGCATGACTATACAAACCAATCGCTTTTGTTAGTCTACCTTCAGAATGACTACCTTGACCGCTTGCAGTTGTACTATAACCTTCAGCATGGCTACCTTGGCCACTAGCAGTAACCTTAGCCTCAGGACCATAACCTTCAGCGTGGCTACCTTGGCCACTAGCTATCGTATAATACCCTTCAGCGTGACTATATGTTCCACTAGCCGTTGTATTATACCCCTCAGCCAATGCATTTGTATTACTAGCCAATGAATTACTATTATTCATTACTATTGCGTGTGTTCCAGTAGATGCTGACCAAAAAGCCGTTGATGCCGTTACACCGCTAATAGGCTGCCAAGCCCCTAATCCTTCAGAACTAACACATGACCAAACATAACCAACACTTGGTGAATCAGTTATTATCAAGTCTTGAGTTCTTGTTATCCCAGATACATCAACCCAAATTGTTCTACCAGTAAAATCAAGCGTACCTGCGCTCAAGTATAATAGAGTATTAGTGTGAACGGTACCACTATAAGCTCCACCGCCCAAGCTAACAACAGAAACAGGTGTGAGGTCAAAACTAACACCGCTATATGTCAAGTTAACCAAGTTGCCATCTATAGTGGTTGATGAACTACCAGTGTAGACTTGACCAGTATTTTGTGTTGTTGCGCTATTTGTAGGTGTTATCGCTGATAATTCTGGATAAGCCAAGGCCATGTTCGGGTCGTACCAATTAAAAATGGTTGTTCCTGTGTTTCCTGAAAATGTGCTTACAAGATTTGTAAGTGTTTGAGTAGCAGCACTTGTTGTTAAGTTTGGTCCTTTGATTAATAAACCAAAAGGAAGACCAAAGCTAGTTGCACCAGATAATTGTGTCAGGGTTTCTGGATACTGCTTTACTTGTCTATTGTTTGAAAAGTCTAATTTTGTGATAAATGGCATTTTTATGGGTTTTATCAATAAATATTCCGCGACAGCAATATATTTATATAAAAAGATAATTTATGCGTATATTAAAAAAGAAAGACTTAAATGAATTGGTCGGTGGAGATATGAATTCAGATGGTGGTGATAAACCATACAATGGAGACCACGAAATTGAAACAGGCCCAGTTCAAAAATCTTATAATGACAGTTCAAACTATGAAAAGGGCGAACCACCTACTAGCGATAAGGTATTTGGCAGATATGTTCAAAATATACCTTGGTTTGCGGTGTATAGTTATGGTAGTAGACGTGCTGGTGTTGGTGCCTTGGTTGCATTCGAAGGAAAAGGCAAGATAATGACCAAGAAAACGGTTGAAGAAAAGATTGAAGACTTGGTTAAAAAGACCAAAGATAGAGAATTATCTGATAAAGACTTTAATCCAAAGGTTGAAAAGATTATCGATACAATCAAAGACGCTGAACTAACCGAAAAACAGCTTGAAGAACTTAAAAAAGCCCTTGAAGATAAGAAAACAAGTAAAAACCTATAAGATGAACTCACAAATAAGCAATGATATACACGTAACCAAAGATGGAGAGACAAAAAATCACCAGGCTTTTGCTATGGAACTATCTAGGCTTAAAAAAGCCAAAAAAACTTGCGAGGAAAACAAAGGTTGTGACGAATTTAATAGACTAGGCGGTGAAAATAAGTTAAAAGAAGTTGAAAACCTAGTTAAGAAAGCCAAAGATGCGAACTACCAACAAAAGAAAACAGGTATGGACGCAGGTAGAGAAAATCAATTCATCAAGACCCACACAAAAGACAAAGATAACGCAAACCCAACAAGCGTTGGCGGCGTACCTCAAGTGACCAAGGGTAGCATAAATCGTAAGATTATGTCAAATAAAGAAGTCTACAACGAAGGTATTCAAAAAGAATTATCTGAAATTAGATATTTAATAGAATACATGGATAACACTAAAAAACAAAAATTATAACAATGCCAGTATCACAACCTTACAATGGTGGTCAATCACCTCTTGAAGCAGCTGCAATTGCGGCTAGAGCAACGTTGATTCCAATCAACACATACAATAACTATGCACCAGCAAATGAGTACACCGCTACTCACACAAGGGCTTTATCTGATACCACAACACCAGTATATGGTAAGGGTTCGGGTCAGTTCTTGGACATAGACAATTATGTTGGTGTTGGTGGTTCATATGACATATTCGGTAATCCAACATACGCAGGTTCTGGTAGAAACCCAGAAATGTCGATGAACAATTCTCTTTGGGGCTATGGTCCACAGGGTTTGAACATGCAAAATTATATAGCACCTAACACAGCATTAAACGTAGGTCAAGTTATAATCTAAGATGAAACTTTACAATTTATTTGAGAACGTTATATTCGAAGAAATCCAAAAAGCTCGTCAAATTTTGACGGAAGCTATTTCTATTGCTGATGTTGAAAAAGCAATAGATGGAAAGTATAACGTTAAGATAAAGTATAAAGATTCAGAAGACGAATTACCAAGCGATAGGTATATTCAAGTATATAACTTGAGCAAAACCAAAGCTGGAAACTTAGCCATAAGAGCCTATCAGATTTCTGGAGGCTCTAAAGGTGGTGATGCTAAAGGATTTTGGAAGATATTTAGGCTAGATAAGATAGAAGGCTGGACACCAACACAAGCTAGATGGAAAAATCCAGTTTCTGACTTCGACTCTAGGATACCAAAATACAATGCGGATGGTGATAGAAGTATGTCATCTGTATTGCATAAGGTGAATCTTGACGAGCCAATAACTAATGCTATTGCTAAGACACCACCGACACAAACGTCAACAAATAATACGATGGCTAAGCCTGTTCAAAAACCAGCGACCAAGCAACCAGTTAAAACACTTGTTCAAAAACCTGTTGTTAAGCAGCCAGTTAAGCCAGCGGCTCAAAAACCTGTTCAAAAACCAGCAACGCCTAGTACGCCAAATACGGAGAAAACGCCAGCGGTTGAACCAACAAATAAAGAAAAAGAAACAAAAGAAAAAGTTTAATTATGGATACACCAGCACCAATAGACGTGAGTAGATTAAAATCTATACTAGGTAAAGCCAAACACGTCATGAAAGCAACTGACCAAATGTTCCCAGAAAAGAAATTAAGTCAAATAAGCGAGAGCCAAAGAGGCCTAGCTGGTACCCCAGCAACTTCTGCTCCAATTTATGACGAGAGAGATGAAAGAGAACCTAACTACGGGGAAGACCATAGCGGTTATTTGACCGAAGCACCTATTCATCAACCTAAAGACTATACGGTAGAAAGTGTTATGAGGTCTAACCTCCCACCGTCAATCAAACAAGCTATGATTGACAAACACATACCTAAGATAACCTCTATGCCTTCTAAGTTTAGCTTAGATGGTCTTGAAGACTTGGTTGATAAAAAACCCAACAGAAGCCAACCTATTCGTGAAGCTCAGAGACCAAGACAAGTTGATTCTGATATGCTTATGATAAGCAAATCAGAACTAAACGAGATGATTGAAAATAAGGTAAATGAAATGATTGCTAAGTTGTATACCAAAACCATCAGCGAACAAGCAATCAAGAAAACGATAAATACGCTTATAAGCGAAGGAAAGATATCAACAAAGAAAAAATAATAAAAAAGGGACCCATGTCCCTTTTTTTATTTACTTAATAAAAAACATCTTGTATTGTTATGTTTAAAAACTAAACATGAGCAATAAAAAATTAAGAGTGCTGGTTGTCCCATCTGACAGAACTGGCGTAGGCTACTTTAGGTCTACAATGCCTCACATTGCATTAGAAACTAACTATCCTGACGAATTTTCGGTTGACATCGACTACGAGCCTCAATTAAACGATGATAATTTCCTTAAGCAATACGATATCATACACTATCATAGAAGCATAGGTCCATTCGAACAAATGCCTAAGTTATTAGAAAAGTTTGATGAACTTGGAATCATAAGCATTATGGATTTGGATGACTACTGGGCACCAGGTTCACACCACCCAGCTTATCATATCATAAAAATAAACAAGATGGATGAGCACATCAAAAATAACCTTAAGATTGCGAGACACATCACAACAACAACATCCACTTTTGCTAAAGAAATTGGAAGACTAAACAAAAACGTATATGTCTTGCCTAACGCAATCGACCCAACCGAACCACAATACATTTCTAACCCTGAACCATCAAATAGACTTAGGATTGGTTGGTTAGGTGGTTCCTCTCACTTGAAGGACCTTGAAATTCTTCAGGGAGTTGTTAATAGACTCTCTACCGATAACTTGCTTGATAAGGTTCAATTTGTTTTATGCGGTTTTGACTTAAGAGGTCAGCATACAGAAATAGACCAAAACGGCCAACAAAAGGTAAGACCAGTTCTTCCAAAAGAAACCTCTTGGTATCAATACGAAAAAATATTCACCGATGACTATAGGTCTGTTAGTCCAGAATATAGAGAATTTTTGATGAAGTTCACGCAAGGTGAGTATCCAAATGTTGCTAATGAACCATACAGAAGAGTTTGGACGAAGCCTATATCTTCATACGCTACAAACTATAACTTGTTTGATGTTTCATTGGCACCGCTTGAAGAAAATATGTTCAACCAATGCAAGAGCCAACTTAAGGTTATTGAAGCTGGTTTCCATCACAAAGTAATCATCGCTCAAGACTTCGGTCCTTATCAAATAGACGTTAAATCAGCAATACAATTTGGCGGTGGTTTTGATACAACAGCTAATGGTATACTTGTTGATTCTAAGAAGAATCATAAGGATTGGTATGGTGCTATAAAGAAGCTAATAAACAATCCAGACATGGTTAAAACGCTACAAGATAACCTTTTTGCTAGTGTTAAGGATACTTATAGTATAAATAAGGTTACCGAAGACAGAAAAAATCTATACTTGAAATTGGTAGCCACCAAAAAACCAAACATGGTTTTAGAAAATACACTATAATATGAAAAGTATTAAATGGAAGAACCTTTTAGATAAGGTTAAAGCGTTATATGACAAGTATGTGGCAGAGCCATTAAAAAAACGCAAAGAAAAAACAGACTATGACAAAAAGATTTCTGATATCAAAAAAGACTTTGAAAAAAAGATTTAATATCAATATCGATTGGGTTAATAAGATAATGGCAATCAATGCAAAAAATGATGAACAATTTTTTGCTAAACGTGAACGTATGACCGAAGACTTAATTGCTGGTCGTATTAACACTATTAATGCTAAGACTAAGTCTGGTTGGAGAACAGCATTCTTTTATGACCCAGAAATTTGTGATATCCACAATGAACACTTGAACCTAAAAGCCAAAACCATAGAACAAATTTCAAGTGAAGACTTATCTAAGTCTCAAGCTTTTCTTAAGGCACAAGCTAAAGCTATTGGTCAATTTGAACGCAAAGAATACCCAGTTTCAAGCGAGAGTAGGTCTGGGTATTGTTTTAGAGGGTTAGCTACCTTAGACGTTGAAGCTATGATTAACGCTGAAGCTGACACAAGACGCTCAGAAGATTTCAGAAGAAATTTTATCATTCAAAAATAATTTAGGTATTACTTGCTAGTTTAGAAAATATTTCGTAGTTTTGTAAAAAATAACAACTTTTCTAAACTAGCATTTAATGTCTTTAGACCAAACCAAAATACTTGCCAATACAAAAAAATACTTTGAAACGGCAACAAAGATTGGGTTCATGAATGATGAACTCATGGCACTCTTAGGTGAAGATTTCATCAAGGCCCCAGCTTCCAGCATGGCTGATTATCATAACGCATTCGAAGGTGGTCTTATCGACCATTTACTAAGAGTTGCTTCATATGCTGTGAAAATAAACAATACCCTACCAGAAGACGAAAGAGTGGACCAAAATTCACTTTTAAAGGTATGTCTGCTTCATGGCATCGGTAAAGCTAAGCTTTATAAGCCTTGTACGTCTGAATGGCATCGCAAGAATCAAGGCAAGATGTACGAATTTAATGACGACCTTGTATCTATGCGTGTTGGTGAGCGTAGTGCTTACTATATCCTTTCTCACGGAATAAGCCTAACCGAAGAAGAATTCGCTGCAATCCTATTCTTCGATAAGGTTGATGATAGGATGTCAGACTACCATAATTCAATGGTTGGAGAACTCCTTAAGATGGGAAATGTACTTGCAATAAAACACTCACAAAAACACCATACCCATGAATAATCTGATTGAAAGAATGAGGGCTAGGATTCAACAAATCGCAGACCCAAACGACCCATATTCTCAAAGAGACTTCGATATCGAATTCGCTAATTCTAGCGAAGAATACTTAAGCGAATTAGATGGTATGGAAGAAAGCTATCAATTCCCTATAAGCTTCACCAATAAATCAAACAATCCAGACCCAGAATACGCAACGTCTGGTTCATCTGGCTTCGACTTAAGAGCTAATCTAACAGAGCCTATGACAATACCTGCTGGTAAGCGTGGTATAGTAAATACTGGACTATACTTCGAATTACCACAAAACTTCGAAATACAAGTACGTCCACGTAGCGGATTAGCTGCTAAGAACGGGGTTACGGTTCTAAACACACCAGGCACGATTGATTCAGATTACCGTGGTGAAATCATGGTCATTCTAATCAATCTAGGTGAAAATGACTTCGTTATTAATCATGGCGACAGAATTGCTCAAGGTGTTGTTTCAGCGGTAACGGCTAAGAACTTCATAAAGCTACAAAACGTTTCAGAAATAAATACCGATACCGAAAGAGGTGCTGGTAAGTTCGGCTCAACTGGTGTTAACTAATGGAAACAGAAAGAATACAGAAGATTAAAGAGCGAATGGCTTGGCTACACCTACAGTTCACGCATGAATCTTACCTAGATGGTTATACACTCGAAGGGTTAAGAGAAGAATACGAAAAACTACAAATTGAATTATCTAACTTAGAAAATATAAATAATGACTGAAAAATTTGATTTTAACGATATACTTATCGTTCCAGCAACAACTTCAAGAATTAGTACCCGAAAAGACATAAACCCATATCACTATGGGTTTTTGCCTCTTATAACGGCACCAATGGATACCGTAATAGGTCCAGATAACGAAATGTTGTTTTTTAACCACAAGATTAATACTTGTCTTCCAAGAGGTGAAAAATCAAACTATGGTTGGAATTCATATTCTTTGGTAGAAATGAAAATACAATATCAAAGGTATAGTTTTGGCTATGAATTTGGAAGATTTTTTGAAAGAGAAAAATTCTTGATTGATATAGCAAATGGACATATGGATGAACTTGTTGAATTCGTCAAAGAACTTAAAACTTCATATCCTAGCATGATTCTAATGGTCGGCAACATCGCCAATCCAGAAACATATGCTGAACTATCAAATGCTGGTGCTGACTACATAAGAGTTGGTATTGGAAACGGCGGTGGTTGTTCTACTACCGTACATACAGGGGTTGGTTATCCTATGGCTTCTCTCATATCAGAATGCTATGCTGAATCAATGAATCTAGCAAGACCAGCTAAGATTGTTGCTGACGGTGGAATGCAAACATATAGCGACATCATAAAAGCCTTGGCTTTGGGTGCTGATTATGTTATGGTTGGTAGCATATTCAACAAGGCCATAGAATCTTGTGGCGATAACTATCTCTGGGGAAAGGTTAAGGTAGGTCAAGAACTGGCTGAATTTGCTTATAATCACGGCATATCGGTAGAAAAAAAGTTCAGAGGTATGTCTACTAAAGAAGTTCAAAAAAAATGGGGCAAGCAAACCTTGACAACTTCAGAAGGAGTAGTTAGATTTAGGAAGGTTGAGTACACGCTGGCTAAATGGGTTGAAAACTTTGAAGCCTACCTACGCTCATCCATGAGTTACTCTAACGCTCTTACACTAGACGAATTTATTGGTCATGCGAAAGTGGTTAGAATAACCGATAACGCATACAATAGATTTAAAAAGTAATGTTAACAATAGTATACTGCACAAGACAAGAAAATTCAGAACACAAAGAACACTTAATCAAAACCTCTGGGCTGCATAAGCACCTAGAGGTTATTGAAATTATCAATAATGGTGAAAGCCTCACCAAATCATACAATAGAGGCCTACAACAAGCTAAGAACGACATCGTGGTATTCTGTCACGATGACTTAACCATTGAAACCAAACAATGGGGTACTAAGCTATTGCGTTTATTTGAAAAGAACCCAGAATACGGAATCATAGGCGTTGCTGGGACCAAGTTTCTATCAACTAGCGGACAATGGTGGGAAAATCGTAAAAAGATGTATGGCCGTGTTGCACATACGCATGAAGGTAAGACTTGGTTAACTTCTTATTCTGATGATTTAGGACAAGAATTAGAGCAAGTTATTACCGTGGACGGTGTATTTTTCGCCGTAGATAAAACAAAGCTTAAAACAGGGTTTAATGAATCAGTAGAGGGTTATCACTTTTATGACGTTACGTTTTGCTTTGAAAACTTCACCCAAGATGTTAAGATAGGTGTTACAACCGTCATTAGGGTCAACCATAAGTCAATTGGTATGACCAATCAAAAATGGGAGGATAACAGGCAAAAATTTGCTGAAGCCTTTAAAGATAAGCTTCCAGTAAGTCTTAAAAAAGTCTTGCGTAAAGGTGAAAGACTAAATGTGATGCTAACAACGCTAGCGTTTGACGACAACACACCAAAAAGCAACTTGGTTCTTGAATTAGCTACTAAGCTTAAGAAAGAAAACCATAATGTAACTATATGTGCAAATGTTGCTGGAAATCTTCCTTCAATTGCGAAAAGAAGAGGTATAGAGTTAGCTCCAATACAACAACCACCAGGATTTGTTTTGGGTGATGGAAAGTGGAAATTAAAAACGAATGAAGGTGAAATAGAATCTAGGCCAAATACTCTATATAAGATTAAAGACGAAAATTTTGATGTTATACATTTATTTGATGATGAAATTATAGAGCATATGTATAAGTTGTATCAAGGCACTAGTTTGATAAATACGAACTTTCCTAATGGTTTGTTTGTAAACATCAACCAAACCCCCATGACCTCATCAACAATTGAAATAAGTAATAACCTTGAGGAGGTTAAAGCTATGGATATAAATAACGTAATATCTAAATATGTTGATAGTATATAATGGTAAAGATAGTCTCAGGTTATTCTGAAAAGGGTGGGTCGACATCTGCGTTTATTGATTTAACTAATGAATTTAATAAGCAAGGTATTGACACAACTTTTTATGGTCCACATACTTGGCACTTGGATAAGTGTAAATCAGGTATTTTAGATTCTGGTTTTATAGTTAATAAAGAAGACACTTTGGTGTGTCATTTCCTACAACTACCCAGCAGACCTAACGCAAAAAAAGTTATTTTAAGCTGTCACGAAAAATGGTGGTTTAAGGTTGGTGATATTAAACAATACTGGGATACGGCTATATTCTTACATCAAGCACACAGAGACTATCATAGTTCATATCAAGGACCATACGTTATCATACCAAACCTAAAACCAAATCTAAGACCAACGGAAAAACAAGACTTGGATTTGGTGGCTGGTATCATAGGTGCTATTGAAGACAGAAAACAAACCCATTTATCAATACAAAGAGCTTTAGCTGATGGGTGTAAAAAAATAAACATATATGGGCATGTAAACGAACAAGCATATTTTGATAAATATGTTAAACCCTTATTAAATGATGATATCCAAATCATAGGGTTTACAACCGACAAACAATCAATGTATAATTCTATTGGTAGAGTATATCATTCATCTAAGGGTGAAGTTGCTTGTTTGGTGAAAGATGAATGCTGGTTAACAAATACAAAATTTTTCGGTAACGAAGAAACAAATAATATCGTTTCTCCATTATCAAATGATGATATATTTGAATTATGGAAACAAACACTTGAATTATGATTATACACGCACACATACTAGCATTTAATGAGGAAAAAATCCTTCCTTTTACGCTAGACTATTATTCAAATATTTGCGAAAAAATATTTGTTTATGATAACATGTCTACCGATGGGTCAGATGAAATATACTCTAAGTATCCAAAGGTTAGTGTTATAAAATGGTCTAGCAACAATGAAATAAACGAAATGAATTATGTTAATATAAAATCAAACGGTTATAAGCAACATAGTAGAAAAGCGGATTGGGTTATAGTTTGTGATTGTGATGAAATACTATATCACCCTAGACTATTGGATAAGCTAGAATACTACACCAAAAATGGTATTACTGTTCCAAAGGTTAACGGACATGATATGGTTAGCGAAACTTTTCCAATTTATGATGGAGGTCTAATTACTGATAAGATAAAAACTGGTTCTGAAGTTTACCCTCCATTCTGTAAAAATATCATATTTAACCCTAAAATAGATGTTCAATATGGTATCGGAGGTCATTCGTTTCAATCTAATAATTCCGTTTATTCAAATAGTCCAGAATTAAAGCTACTACACTATAAGTTTCTAGGTGTTGAGTATGTTGAAAAGATATATAAATCTAGGGTGGATAGATTAAGCGAGTTCAATAAACAACATAAATTTGGTGAACACTATTTTAACGTACCGTATGAATATATGGATAAGCTTTTAAAAGAAAACATACAAGTAATATGAGAAAAATATTGATTTCAGATTTTACAATAAAAGAAGTTTCTCATGGTGGTTCGGAATGGGTTAACCAAGTTTTGATTGAAAAATTTGGTTTAGAATTTATGTATTCAAACCAAGTTACAGAATTAAACCCAAGTGATTTTTACATAATATCAAACATATCCTTGATGAATCCAAGCCTTGTGAGACAAATACCTAGTTTAAATTATATTATAATTGAAAACGACTATAAGATTTGTCACTCTAGACACCCGTGGCGTTGGCAAGATTCCATCATACCAAAAAATGAGAGGATTAATTATGACTTATACGAAAAAGCTAAGGCAGTATTTGTTCAAACCAATGACCATCAAAGAGTCTTCAAAATAAATGATGTTAAGGCTAATTTTATTAATCTACACTCATCAATTTGGAGCGAACAAGACTTAAACTTGCTTGAAAAAATACTAAACGAAAAACCCGTTAAAAATGGTAAGTATGGTATTTATTCAACAAATAATTGGATTAAAAATACGCAGGGTTCAATAAAATACTGTCAAGATAATAACTTAGACTTTATATTTATTAATAATCAAGATGAGAGAGAAGACTTTCTTAGACTACTTGCTGATTGTTCATACTTAGTTTTTTTCCCTATAGCTAGGGAAACGTTTTGCCGATTAGTTGTTGAGGCTAAGTGTATGGGTGTTGACGTAATAACAACTAAAAATTATGGCGCAGCCTTAGAAGGTTATTTTGAAATGAATGGACAAGAATTAATCGATTTATTGCGAAATCAAACAGAAGATAATTTATATAAGATTTCAAAGTTTTTAAAATGAAGAAAATAAAAAAATGGCTTAAAGATAAAGCAGCTATTGCGTCTGTAGCGTTTGCTAACGTTGAAAAGAACGCATTAGGACAGAGTTATGAATCTCTAGGCAGCGATGTAAACCAACTTAGAAGAAATACACAAGGTCAATTGGCTGATTCTCTTAAGCATGGCGAAGTAACTCAAGAAGTAATGGATTTGCGCTGGAGAACCTATCGTGTTTTAAAAGCTGTTGATGGTTATGTGACAGAAATAATCGGATACGATGATGATGGTTTCCCGATAACAAGAACCAAAAAAATAGACAAGAAAAAAGGTCTTGAAAAAATAAAGATGGATGAATATGATTCATACCCTCTTGAGATGATGGTCATTAACGATGAGATTTCCTTGGGTGGTACCGAAGTAATGGATAGAACACCAGTTAAATCAGAGGGTGAGCCAGTAGAATCCAAGAATGACAAAGGTGAAAAAATCATGCTGCATGGAAACGTTGAATCTTTGATGTTAAACGCTTTGAATAAAGCTGAAAGGCCACTTATAGTATCAAGAAATATATTTCCCAAGTTTAAGATAGAAAGCTATGCTAAAAAATTAAATGTAAGAACCATAGATGATACAAAAAAGCTATTGGAATTCTATATAAGCAAGTACCCAAACGAATATGATAGGAAAAGCTATTTGCTTATAAGCGAAATAAAGAAAGCTATGGTTAACCCTTTTGCTATTACCCTGCTTGAGATATCTGAAGTTGAATTTATAACATATAAAACGCTGGGTTCTGATGATTTTATGAAGTACTCATATAAGATTGATTCTTTTGATAAGATAATTGAATATGATGGACACTATGTTATAAAATTTAACGCTAGTGTTTTGGTGGATGGTGAAGATACTCTTGAAAAATACAGACAAGTTGAGCTTGATAAGAAATATGAAAATAAAGAAAGGAAATAAATGATTGTTTTAACAACACTATACAACGCCGAAAAATATGTTGAAAAATGTATTGGGAGCATTATGGGACAGGATTTTAATGATTTTAGATGTTTTATAACAGATGATTTATCAACCGATAATTCAGTTTCTTTGGTTAGAGATATGATATCAAATGATAACAGATTTGTTTTAATAGAAAATAAGATAAAAATGTATCAACCAGGTAATTATGACCAAATAATTAGGGGTGACTATGATATTGATGATGATGAAATTATTGTAGAGGTTGATGGTGATGATTGGTTGCCAGATTCTAAGGTTTTTAGTCGTTTAATAAATGTTTATTCGGATAAAAATGTTTGGATGGCAAACGGCTCTTTTAGATATTCAGATGGTAGAATGGGGTTCTCAGCACCGCCAAAAAGTATTGATAATATACGAAATGAAAGCTTTACCGCTTCTCACTTAAGAAGCTGGAAAGCATTTTTGTGGAGAGCCATAGACCAAGATTATTTAAAAGACGAGAATGGTAAATACTGGGAGGTAGCTGGTGATTTATCTTTTATGTATCCTATGATAGAAATGTGTGGTGATGAACACTATAAATTTATGTCAGACATAAATTATATCTACAATGAAGAAAACCCAATGAATGACCATAAAGTTAATGTTATCAAGGTATCGGAAACAGTAAATATTTTAAGAAATAAACCAAAATATTCAAAATTAAATAGATAATGGTATATTGTAATTTAAAAGGTGGGTTAGCAAATATGTTATTTCAAATAGCCGCAACAAAATCTTTTTCTTTAGATAAAGGTGTTGACTGTTCATTCCCTAATTTTAACACGGTGTTAGACTATCTAAATAATGATACTTTTTATAACCCAACCTTAAAACATAGTTATGACTATAAAATTTTTTTAGGTCACATCAACACGTCTAAACCTAAAAATACAATACCAACATATTATTTTCCGTTTGAATATCAAAATATTCAATTACCAGATGACGAATTTTTCATAGATGGTTTTTTTCAATCTGAAAAGTACTTCAAACATAACAGAGATAAAATATTAGAATATTTTAAAATACCTAAATCTATTTTAAAAACAATTCAGGAAAAATACGGTAATTTATTAAACAAAAGAACTACGTCAATACATGTTAGACGTGGTGATTATGAAAAACACCCAAATCATCATCCTATGCAATCTATAAATTACTATTTAGAATCAATTGAAGAATTAAAAAAAGAAACTGATTTGTTCATGGTTTTTAGTGATGATATTGAATGGTGTAAAAATAATATTAAACTAGCTAATTGTGTTTACATTGAAGGGGAAAAAGATTACATTGAATTGTTTTTAATGTCTAAATGCGATAATAATATTATATCCAATTCTTCTTTTTCTTGGTGGGGAGCTTGGTTAAACGCAAATAAAAATAAAATAGTTATTGGACCTAAACAATGGTTTGGTCCAGCTATAAAACATTATACTGGTGATATACTACCAGAAACTTGGTTAAAAAAATAGTAAAATGGAAAAATTTTATTCAAAAATAGAACCAGAAAAATTACTACACGTAATTAATCGATTAAATGAAATACATGGGAGACAAGAAGTCATACCAGAAAATAATTTTATTCAATGTGCAACACTAAAAATGGAAAAAGGTAAAACGTTCCCACCCCACAAACACATAACAAAAGATAGACACTACGCTGAACAAATAGCTCAAGAATCTTGGGTCGTAATAAAAGGAAGTGTTAAGTGTGTCTTTTATGATATTGATGATACTATAATAGCAACACCCATATTAGAAGCTGGTGATGCTAGTTTTACGTTATATGGCGGCCATACCTACGAAATTTTAGAAGATGACACTATTGTTTACGAGTATAAAACTGGACCTTATGAAGGTCAGAAATTAGATAAAATATTTATAAAAAAAAATTAATATGATTTACGTAATTGGCGATAGTCACACACAAGCATTTGATGATAACTTTACTAAAATTTGGTTAACAGCACCAACTGCTTATCAAAACATTAAAAAAATACCTGAAATAGATGGTAAATTATCAACATATAAAATAGATAAGAATAATGATTATTTATTTTTTGTATTTGGCGAAATAGATGTTAGATGTCATTTAGGGTTTATAGCAGATAATAATGGTAGAACCTATGAAGATGTTATTAATGAATGCGTTAATCGATATATTGTTTTTTTAGAACACTATATTAATAATGGGTATAAAGTTGGTGTTTGGGGTGCTATCCCATCTGGCCCAGATAATGGGGTTCAGGGTAATGGTTCACCTAGTTACAAGACAAAAGATGAAAGAAATATTTTAACCAAAATGTTTAATGATAAGTTAAAAAAAATGTGTGAAGAAAAAAACATATTGTTTAAATCAATTTTTGATTTAATAATGTCTGATTATGAAAACTATAACTCTTATCACGCTAACGATAAAATACATCTAAATGCTGGAATGTTTAGAACACATACTAACGATAAAAATTGTGAAGAATTAGTTAAAAATTTATTTAATGATTTATTATGATAAAATTATTAGGCGATGATATAATAGTTGATGAGGATATTTTAGTTAAACAAGAATTAAATATCGAAGGGTCACATGTAGCGATTGATAAAGGGTTTTATTGCACAACAAAAGCTATTATTGGTAATTATGTGCATATTAGTCCTTATGTAACAATTATAGGTGGTAAAAATGGTTCATTCACTGCTAAAGGTTTTAATAATATTATGGCAGGTGCTAGGATAGTTTGCGGTTCTGATAGATTTGATGATAGCGGTTTATTTGGCGCAATGATACCAAAAGAATTAAAAGGTACTCAAATAATTGAACCTGTAATAATGGAAGAATTTTCTAACGTTGGTACCAACGCAATTGTATTACCTGGTTCAACATTAAGAAAAGGTGTGTTACTTACCGCTGGTAGTTTATTAATGGGTGATACTGAAGAATGGGGTGTATATAAAGGTAACCCAGCAGTATTGGTTAAAAAAATCGACCCAAAAAAAATAATCGAAAATGCTAAAAAATTAGGTTATAATGAATTATAAATTTACCTTTGAAAAAATATCACCACAGCACGAATTTGCTGGTGTTGGGTTTGCTGGTAATATTTTTATAATCCTTAATGCTTTATCAGTTATTGGTGATGATGATTTATTATTTGTCGATATGGAAACCAATGATTGTGTTTGCACTGAAAAAGATTTAATTCTTTACGACACAAAAAATTGTTGGGAATATTATTTTAACCAAGTAAAATTAGGTAAAGATTTTTCAAATTTAGATTTTAGAACACCATCAATTTTAAATTATGAAAGCAAAACTGATTTTTTGGTTCCAGAAAACTTTATAAGGTTAAAACATCGTTTTTATAAATCATTTAAACCAAAACAATATTTAATCGATTTTATTGATGATTTTTATTGTAAAAATTTAAAAAACAAAGTTACCTTAGCGGTTCAAATCAGACTAACAGATATGTTAAATCATCATAATGTATCACCATTGAATAGATACTTAGAAAAAATCAATGAAATATTAAAAGAAAACGAAAAAATAGAACAAATTTTTTTGGCTACTGATGATAATTCCGTTATCAAAACATTAAAAAACGAAATAAAAATACCAATTATATTTCATGAAAATATGTCTAGGGCCGATGTAAATAAACCAAATTTAAACCCTTATGACAGATATAAAAGCAGTAGAGAACAACATAAGTATAAATTAGGTATGGAATGTTTAGTTGAAATTTTAACAATGTCTAAATGCGATTTTTTGTTAAAAGCGGATAAGTCGGCTCTATCAATAACCTCAGTTATTTTATCCGATAATTTACAAAAAATATATGCAACATAATATGAATACATTTTATAATATAAAGCCAACAAATCATGGGTGGAATTATGGTTATGGTTTCTTTTCAAATTATAGAGTTTGTTTAGAACAATTGATAACCCACCATAATAGAAATAATGATATCATACCTTATATTAATTGGGACAATACAACATGGCTTGAAGGGTTTAACCCGTTTGAATCTAAAGTTATTTTGAATCATTATAACCCATTTGATTTATGGTTTGACCAAAAAATTCCAACCTCAAAAGATATAATAATTCAATCTGATGAAACCCCTAACTCAGAAATAATTGACCATGGTAAACATTATTTTGACGAGCCAGAAGAATTAATTAAACAACAAACAATTGATAGGTTATATATAAAACCAAAAAAATATATTTTAGACAAAATAGATGAAATATATGAAAAAGAAATTAAAGGAAATGTTGTTTTAGGTGTTATGGCTAGGGGTACCGAATATAATTTACATCATCCTATGTATGGTGTTTTTGATGTAAAGGATTACATTTTAGAAATTAAAAAAATACTAAAAAACAACCCACAAATAAATAAACTATTTATTGTTAGTGAAGATTCTGAATATATTTCAGCAATTCATAATGAATTTCCATCATCTTATTTTATACCTGATGTTTTTAGACGAACAGATGAAACAATGGAATACATAAACAGAGTACATTGTTGGCCAAATGTTAGTACAAAAAGAAAAGACCATTGTAAACTATTAGGTGAGGAAACAATAATTCAAACTAAATTATTAGGTAAATGCGATTATCTTTTTGGTCGATTATCTGGCGTATTAGCTGGTGCAATACTTTGGAATGATAATATAAAAGAACTATTTAAAATATAATAATGAAATCATTGTTAATCCAAGCAAACGGTAATAATATTCGTCTAGGTAAATATTTCAAACAACCTAAATATGAATTATATTACAATAATGAAAAGATAATAAACACAATCATATCTAATGCTTATAGCTGTGTTGATAAAATATTTGTTGCTATTAGAAAAGATTTTGAGATTAAATTCGATACCTCAAAAGTGACAATAATACCCTGCGAACAAACAACTAGTAGATTAGATACGCTAAAACAATGTTTTCCTAATTTAAAAGAGTTTGAAACAACTATAATCCATGATTGTGATACGATTATAGAACCTTATGTTTTAGGTAAATTAAACTATGATTCTTTAGCCATAACTAATTATAAATTAGATGGCTTAAAATATGGTTTTGTTGAGCTAGACCAAAACTTTAATTATATTAAAGGTAATGAAAAAGAATATGAAACTGGTCACATTGCTATAGGTGCTTATTCTGTCGTTAATAAATTTTTTTGTGAATACCTAGAAAACGCAAGTGAAGAAAGTTTGTTATCATACTATAATCAAACTAAAAATGTTAACGTAATATATTCTAAAAATCACACCAATTTAGGTGATATTAATTCTTATATAGATAATTTATGGTTGTTGTAATTGATTTTGACGGTACGTTAGCTCTAGGGGATACAGCTAATATCAATACCATGGTATTAAATATTAAATTAGCTTCATTGATTAATAAAATGTATGATGATGGTAACTATATAAAAATAGTTACCGCTAGAGGTTCAAAATCTTGTCAAACATTTTTAGAAAGAGAGGAAAAATATAAGGAAATAATCACTAATTGGTTAGTTAGTAATAATGTCAAATTTAATGAATTATCGTTTAATAAAGAATATGGTGATGTTTATATTGATGATAGATGCTACAACATTAAGGGGGATATTGAATACAAAAAATTAGATTCTAAATTTACAACGAATAAAGTTAGACGAATTAATGATTGTGTAATTAAAAATACCGATAACGTTAAAAATGAATATAGTTGGTATTCCAAAGCAATTGAAATAGGTTTAAATGTTCCTATCGTATTAAGTTATGATACTGATACTATTACTACTAGTTATATTAATGGTGTTAGTTGTGATAAGGTAGAATTACTAATTAACACCTTACGAAAATTTAAAAATACAAAATCAACAAATAAAGTAAACTTTAACACTTATATTGAAAGGATACAAAAACACATATATAATAATCGCTTAATCAAAAATGGTGATAAGTTAATTGCTAAATTAAACACCATAAATCCTTACAATACCTTCAACCACGGCGATTTTTCAACTCATAATCAAATTATGTATGATAATAAACTATTTTTAATCGACCCAATATATTCAGAAGATATATATCAATCATACATAATTGATGCTGCAAAACATTTATTTAGTGTTTTATACTATGATTTAGACTATAATTTTTTTAACTTATGTTATAATGAATATATCATAAATTTAGACATAACAGATAAAGAGTTAGATATATTGATAGCTTGTGAATCAATAAGAGTTTCAAATAGGAAAAAACAATTAACAGATATTACAAATAATTTAATCGATGTGTTATGAAAAAAATGATAGTTATTACGTGCCGAAATTCTAACATAAATTATATAACAAATTGTGTTAAAAGCATTAGAGATTCAGGTAATAAAGAAATTATCTGCATTGTTGATAGTGGTTCGCCAGATAAAAGTTATTTTAAAGAAATAGAACCATACAATGTAATAATAGAGGATATAAATAATCAAAATTATGTTGATGGGGCTATATGGTATTGCTATGAAAAATATACGGATATTGAATTTTTTTATTTTATTCATGATAGTATGATAATAAATAAAAATTTAACACCTATTAGTAATAATGATTTGACTGTTTTTAGTTATTTTGAAGGTTTACCATTTGACTCTGAAGCTCAATTAATTTATAGCCTAGATAAAATAAATTCAGTATCATTAGATATTAGTGATGTTATATTAAATTCGTTAGCTGGCTTATTTGGTACTAGTTTTTATTGTAAGCGAAAAATATTAGACGAACTAAAAAGATTAGGTTTAAATAAAATTTTACCAACAAATAAATTAGAAGCTTGTGCCAGTGAAAGAATATGGGCAATATTTCTATATAAATTAGGTATCGATATTAGAATAAATAATTTACGCACATTCATAAATCAAAACACTGAGTTCGATAACAAAACAAACTATATAACAAAAATATTTGCTGGTAGAAGTTAAAATGGATAAAATAAAAATAAACATGATTGGCGGTGGTTTCCAACACAGTATATCTACTAATGACATACCACCTAAATTTATTGAATGGGTTAAAGACGGTTCAGCTCCATTATCAATACATATTGATAATGGTTTATTTACCCCAACAAACCCAAATACTAAAAACTATGGGTGGCTATGTGAATCTAAAACAATAATACCTAACATTTATTCTTGGGCTAGTAATAATATTAATACGCTTAAGTCTAATTTTATTAAGGTATTCACACATGATGTAGAATTATCTAAACTATCAGATGCTTTTCAATTAACACAATGTAGTGCTAAATCATATTTTACTAATGGGAAAGTATACCCAAAAAATAAATTAGTATCGATGGTAGCGTCAAATAAAACAATGTGTTTTGAACATGTTTATAGACAAGAAATCATTAGAAAATTTTCTGATAAATGCGACCATTTTGGTAGAGGATATAGACCAATAGAAAATAAGGAAGACGCATTAATAGATTATTGTTTTTCTATTGTTATGGAAAACGCAACTTATGCAAATATGTTCACTGAAAAAATAACAGATTGTTTTATGACTGGAACGATTCCAATTTATTATGGTATTGCAAATATTGGTGATTATTTTGATACAAACGGGGTTATCATTTTAAATGATGACTTTAAAATTGAAGATTTATCTGTTGAACTATATGAATCAAAACTTAAATCGGTAAAAAAAAATCTACAATTAGCTATTGATTTATTGTCGGCAGAAGATTATATTTATAACAACTTTATTAAAACAAAAATATAAATATGTCATTTGAAATTATTAGTGAATTTGAAAAAAAAATTGCAGAATTTTTTGGTTCTCCTTATGCTATAGCTGTGGACAGTTGTACTCATGGTATTGAGTTATGTTTAAGGTATACTAAAGAAACTAAAATAAGTGTACCAAAAAGAACATATTTGTCGGTACCATTTTTAGCGGAAAAAATGGGTTTAGAAAGAGAATGGAGAGATGAAGAATGGGAGGATTATTATACACTTAACTATGGTGATAAAAAAATAATAGACGCTGCCGTTCTTTGGCAAAAAAATAGCTACATACCAAATACATTTATGTGCATTAGTTTTCAATATCAAAAACACCTTTCATTAGGTAGAGGTGGTGTTATTTTATTAGATAATGAAGATGACTTTATAACGTTAAAAAAAATGTCTTATGATGGTAGGTTACCTATCATACCATGGAGAGAACAAAATATTGACACTATTGGTTATCATTATTATATGACACCTGAAACCGCAAAATTAGGGTTAGAAAAAATAAAACAAGCAATTGAGACAACACCTAGAAAATGGTTAGTTACCGATTGGCCAGACTTAACTAAAATGGAAATTTTTAACAAAAAATAAAAAAATGGAAAACAATAAAATAAAAAAAGCGTTTATTACAGGTATAAACGGTCAAGATGGCTCTTATTTAGCCGAATACTTATTAAGCTTAGGTTATGAAGTTCACGGTATTATAAGAAGGAATTCAAATGTTGAAACACAACAAGATAGGTTTTCAGAAGAAGTTAGAAATTCATTACATATTCACTATGGTGATTTGTTAGACCAAGGTGGCTTAGAAAAACTTTTGGATGCTATTCAACCAGATGAAATATATAACTTAGCAGCGCAAAGTCATGTTAGAATTAGTTTTGACATACCACAATTTACTGTTCAAACAAATGCGTTAGGCATTTTAAACATACTGGAGGCTTACAGACGCTCATGCCCTAATGCTAGATTTTACCAAGCAAGTTCATCCGAAATGTTTGGTAATTCAGTAGATGCCGATGGTTTTCAAAGAGAGACAACCCCAATGAATCCTGTTAGCCCATATGGTTGTTCAAAAGTTTTTGGGTATAATATTGTTAGAAACTACAGAAATTCTTATAATTTACATGCTTGTAACGGCATATTATTTAACCACGAATCGCCTAGAAGAGGTTCAAATTTTGTTACCAATAAAGTTGTGAAAACAGCTGTTCAAATTAAATTAGGTTTAGCTGACAAATTAGTATTGGGAAATATGGATTCATATAGAGACTGGGGACACTCAAAAGACTATGTTAAAGCTATGCATTTAATAATAAATCACGACAAGCCAGATGATTTTGTCGTATCAACTATGACTACTCACTCTGTTAGAGAAATGGTTGAATATGTGTTTAAAAAATTAGATTTAGACTACACTAAATATGTCTCTCAAGATGAAAAATTTTTGCGACCAGAAGAACTTAAATATCTAAAAGGAGACTCAACAAAAATTAGGGAAACCCTAGGCTGGAAACCAGAATATACTTTTGAAACTCTGATGGATGATATGATTGATGGTTGGCTTAAAAGGTTTACAGAAAAATAATTTTTTAGAACATATTAATAAACATGAGGTTACGTCAGTTTAACCTTATGGTGATGGGTATTCAGCAATAAAAATTTGTGAAATATTAAAACGATTCTAAAATACTAGGATATTTATATATAAACGATTGAATGGCGAAAAAACCTGTTACCAGAAAAAGGAAAAAAACCGTAGAAGAAGAGGAATTGCTAGTTAAAGAAATCTTCGAAGGATTTAGCTCTGATATTTTATCATCTATCAAGATTGATATCAAACACAAAAACGAAACTCAAAAAAAACTCACAAACTCAATCAAGCTCAACGATGTTACGATATGTACTGGTCCAGCTGGTACAGGAAAAACCCTTCTTAGCGTAGCAGAGGCCTTGCTCTTGCTTAAGACCTATCCCAAGAAATACAAAAAGATTCAGTTATCAAAGTCTGTAACGCAGCTTAGAAACGAAGAATTGGGTATACTACCAGGCGATGAGAAAGAAAAGCTTAAGTTCTACATGATGTCCTACATGGATGCTTTTTATAAGCTAATAGGTAAGGCTAAAACAGAAAAGCTTATCGAAGCTGGTCTTATAGAATTTGAAGTATTCGGTCAAATACGTGGTAGGTCTTGGGAAAACTCTATCTTATTGGTAGACGAATTCCAGAACATCACCAAAGACAACGCTAAGACATTCTTAACAAGGTTTTCTGAAGACACCAAAACAATTGTGTTGGGTGATAGCGGTCAGATAGACCTTAAAAACAAAAGCGATAGTGCTCTATCGTTCTTGGTTAAGAGGGTTAAAGAAATGCCAGAAGAAGGTGTTGACGTGGTAGAATTTGACGAATCGGATATCGTAAGACATAGACTTACCAGCTATTTCATTAACATTTTTAAAGAAGACTAATTTTTTTTAGTCTATTACATATTTTTACTTTACTTATAGATATTTAACCGTTAGATTGGTTTTATGAAAATAGGTATAAGTTTATTTTCTTTTAAGATGTTTTATAAGATAATCTTTATTAACCCTTTTAATGTGTTTGTAAAGTTGTAATTCATTTTTTCTAAAATCTGTTAGATTATCATACTTTTGTACAACAGAATTTATATACTCATTGGAATAGCCTAATTTATTTAATTTTTTATCTTTCATATGATTAGTAGCTATATCTATAATCTTTAGTTTATTAAGTTTTTTATAAATTGCCAATTCTTTTTCTTTAAAATCTTTAAAACTATCATAGGATTTAGCCACCTCAATTAATTCTTCTCTATTATATAGTTTTTTATAAATGTTATTAATTACACATTCTTCAACATCTTCTTTAGTTATTTTATTTTTGGTGTGATTATTTATTATTTTTAATTTATCAATTAGTTGTTTTTTAATATCGGCCTCGTAATTTCTACTATTATTTATTTCATGAATATAAATTATTTTAATACCTTTTTTATCGGCTAATTTTTTTTTTATTTTATCGTTTTTATTGTTTACGTGCCAAGCAATACCTTGAAATTCAAAACCTAAATTAATATCTTCATAGAATATGTCTATTTCATATGGTTTAAGAATTTTACGGTTGTTATACGTAGATGGTACTTTAATAATTTTGTCTGTTATTTCTCTAAGAATAAGTTGTGGTATACTAAATTTAATAACTGTCATATGAGAACATATGTTGGATAAAAAACCCTTTAATCTAGCAGCTTGGTAGGCTGGACCATCATTCTGAATAAAATCAATTTTTGTTTTATATTTACTAGCTATTTTTTTTAACACATCATAAGTCAGACATCTACCACCTTTTGCTAGTTTACCCTTAACCCCAAGATTATTTCTATTATCTAACAATTCTTTTGATTTAATCAATCCTAACCTATATCCTTTATTATCTATTTGTGATTTAGTCTTACACATAATTGTAGCTATTTCATTGTTGAATTTATTTGGGTATAAATTGGTTAATATTTTTTCTTCTTGTTTAGTCCACATAAGTCTCCGTTTGTTTCTAATAAATATATCGTATTTTCATAAAAAATAAATATTGATGATAAAAAGTTTACAAAGTTACAAAAAACATTACGTTTGTTAAAATGATTATTAATGGCTAGAATAGGAATTACATTAAACGAAGTATTACGTGACTTTTTAAGTCAATTTGCGTACACATACGACAAGTATGTTGAAAAGACAGATATCGAAGTAAAAGATATCACTAGCTTTAATTTAATGGATTCATTTCATTTTGATAGCATAGATAAGCTAAACTCATTTATGTTTTTGGAGGCACCTCTTGAAATATTCGGACATGCCGACCAAATGTATGATGGTTTGATGAACAGTCTAAATCAATTCTTATCTGACATAGAATATGACGGAGAACATGAAATAGAGTTGGTAAGCCGCGAAGTAAACAAGGCAATCCCATCAACGCTATTCTTTTTATCTAAGACAGGATGCAGAGCTGAAAAAATTCGCTTTGTAAAGAAATATGAAGACAAATGGGATGGTCTGGATGTTCTTATCACCGCTAACCCAAAAGTCCTTGAATCCAAGCCTAAAGACAAAATAAGCATAAAGATAAACGCACCTTATAACAAGGATGCTAAGGCCGACTACGAACTTGATTCTATCTTGGAATTTTTCAAAAATGAAGAGCTTAGAAAAAAGATGCTAGTCAAAACAATAACAGCAACATACGAAGAAATTAATTAACATGCTAGAATTTGGAGGAACAATTTATTACTTGGATTTATCAGCTTTCGATAAAACAGTAGAACCATTTGGTAACAAACCTACCGACACACTCATAACAAACGAAACAAAGGTCACAAAAGACGCTAACGGTTTGATTACTGGAATAGAAGAACTAACACACAGTCATGCAAGAGGTAAAGAATTAGACCCAGCAAGATTTGACATAATAAAAACAATGATTGACGTTGTATTGGATTTTGAAGATGACGGCGATTCATCACTTGGTGTTGACAGAGCACTTGAATCAGCTCCACTATCCTTTAAACTCGCATTTAATACACTATATAATTACGGAATCCTAAAAGAAAAATAAAATGGAAGACAAATACAAACAATTTACTGACCAAATAGAACAAGGTAATAAAGTCATCGAAAAGCTTAACGCTAAAGACTTCACCATCTATTTCTTCACCCTTGACACCAAGGGTAACCCAACAGCAGGTATCGCTACTATCTACGAACACGTTAAGGTGCTAACTGAATTGGGCTACAAAGCAGCTATTCTTCATGAAAAGAATGACTACAGACTAAGAGCTAACGAAAATGGACAAGGTATTGCTGATTGGCTAGGCGAAGAATACGCTAGCCTTCCACACGTATCTATCGAAGGTCAACAACTTAATGTTGGTCCTTACGATACTATCGTTGTACCAGAAATATTTTCGAACATTATGGACCAACTTAAGGGTTTCCCTTGCAAGAGAGTTGTTCTATCACAGAGCTATGATTATCTTTTGGATTTGCTACCAATTGGCAAAAGATGGAGTACAGACTTCGGCATCTATGATGTTATTACAACAAGCGACAGACAAGCAAGATATCTTTCTAGTCTTTTCCCTAACATGAGAACACATGTGGTTCCAGTTTCAATCCCAACATACTTCAAGCCTAGCGATAAACCAAAGATGCCAGTGGTATCGATACTTACAAGAAACCAAGGTGATGCCGCTAAGATTGCTAAGTCTTTCTATCTTCAATTTCCTATGTATAAATGGATTACCTTTAAAGAACTTAGAGGTATTTCAAGAGAAACATTTGCAAGCGAATTGGCTAAGTCTTGCTTAGCGGTTTGGATTGATGACCAAGCTGGCTTTGGTACGTTCCCAGTCGAAGCTATGGAGTGTGGTACGCCAGTAATAGGTAAGATACCTAATATGGTTCCAGAATGGATGGAAGATAAAGATACCGATGGAAATCCAGTTATAAAAGGTAATGGTGTTTGGACCAACACAACACTTAATATTCCAGAACTTGTAGCGACTTATATGAAGTTGTGGTTTGAAGACTCTATCCCTTCTGAGATAATTGAAGGTATGAAGGATACTACAGGTAGATACACCCCAGAAAAACAAAAAGAAAAAGTGTCTGAAGTTTACGGAACACTTACACAAATAAGAATTAGCGAAGTTCAAACTCTTGTTTCTAACCTAGAGGCACAACTTGAAGAAGCTAAGGCAACACCAATAACTCAATAATATACACTATGGAAACTACAAATATAAGCGTAATCCTTCCAGTTCATGAATTGAACGAAGATACAAAAAAATTATTTCAAAATGCTGTAACTAGTGTTGCAGAACAAACAACTAAGCCAGATGAATTGGTTATTGTTGTACCTAAAGATAGCGAAGCTTCAGCATACGTTAAGTCACTAGACTTAACTTCTGTTGGTGTTACGGTTACCATAGCTGAAAACGAAGGTAATACTGACTTTGCGTCACAAACAAACTACGGCGTAAGCGTTGCTAAATCAGATTGGATTAGTATTCTTGAATTTGATGACGAGTATGCTAAGATATGGTTTAAAAATGTTGTAGAGTATCGTGCAGCGTATCCAGATGTTGAATTGTTTATGCCAATCATAATCGATGTGGATACTAATAACAACTTCATTGGTTTTACAAATGAAGCAGTTTGGGCACAAAGCTTTTCAGATGAACTAGGTGTCTTGGATAATAATGCATTATTGGCTTACCAAAACTTTAACATAGATGGTATCGTAATCAAGAAATCAGCCTACGAAGGTTTCGGCGGTATCAAGTCAAGCATTAAACTTACGTTCATTTATGAATTCTTGCTACGTATGACATTCAAGTCTGTTAAGACCATGGTAATTCCTAAGTTTGCTTACAAGCATGTTAACCAAAGAGAAGGTTCTCTATTTGCATCTTATAAAGAAACGCTTAACCCTACCGAAGTAAAATGGTGGTTAGCACAAGCAAAGAAAGAATACTATTTTGGTAGAGATAGAAATATAACATATCAGGAACAAACAGCATAATGGTTAAGAGAGGACGCAAAAGGAAAAATGAAATGTACTTTGGTCCCGATGAAGAAGAGGCTGTAATAAAATTTTTAGAATCAACAGACGATAAAGAAAGGAATCAGATTTTTAATGAGTGGCTTAAAGCTCCACTTGATAAAATGATTGAGTCGATAATAAGAAGGTACAAATTGTACAGAAAGGGAATCAGTTTTGATGAATTACATAGAGACACGGTTTCCTTTCTTATGACAAAAGTACATAGGTTTGAAAATGAAAGAGGTAAAAAGGCTTATTCATATTTTGGAACCATAAGTAAAAATTACGTTTTAGGCTTGCTTATCAAGGATAAGAAACACTTAAAACAAACGTCTTCCTATGAAGATATCTCTGAAGATATCGAAGAAAGAGAAGACTTGACTTATGAGATAGATACCGAAGAATTTCCAATGGACGAATTTATTGCAAATGTGATAGAGGGTGTCAAAAAAGAATTGGATGACGAAACAAAAACAAGCAAAAAAAAGCTAAGCGATAATGAAAGAAAAGTCGGTTACGCTTTGATAGATATTCTTGAAAATTGGGAAGAGATATTTAAAACCATGGAAGGTGGGTCGAAGTACAATAAGAATTCGGTCCTTGAAACCATGAGAAACTATACCAATCTATCAACAAAAGACATCAGACTAGCTATGAAACGTTTTAAGGAGCTTTACGAGCTTTTAAAAAACCATGGGTTGTAGATACTCAACAAAACCCTAATCGAGGTATTTATAGTAAAATATTAAAGTATGCCTAGGAAAAAGAAACAAGACGTAAAAGTAAACGATAATGATTCGTTAGAAGGACTTATGCAAGAGACCTATGATGATGCATGTTTGCAAATTAGCGATGCTCAAAGAACCATCAATGAATTAGCTGTTAGTGCTAACCCTACCGATGTAGATGACTTGACCAAGATAGCCAAAGAAAAAGGCGGTCTTTTGAAGATAAAAGACTCAGCCATCAGGATTAAGCTGGAGCTGGCCAAGCTACAAAGCGATATCATCAAAAATAGAGGTGATGTCGATTCAACAATTGCCGAAAGAACACATGGAACAGCATCAGCTGATGACTTCAGGTCAATTAGACAGATGCTTAAGAATGGTGCGTCAGAAAAAGATAACGATGATGTAAACGAAGAATAATGGCTTCAATTGTTGATAGTAAAAAACAAGTCTTTGGTCAAATAGCTGCTTTCAAAACGATTACTGAAGGTATGCCTAAGTTTAAGCTAAGCTCATCTATGTCATCCATCAATAATAGTGGTGATGTTATGGCTTTTCTAACCGACTTGATTAACCAGTTAATAGGTTATGAACAATACCTTTCTTCACTAATAGATATCATACTAAGTGCGCTACCAAGAATAGAAAAAAGGATAAAAAAAGCCTTGATGGTGGAACTTAAGAACATCGTTAGTTGCGGTGTTGACCCAAGTCTTCCTTCATGGATTAAATCAACTGGTAACGGTATTGTAATACCTGTTAACAAGATAGACTTGTTGGATATACTAAGAACCGACCCTAATTCACAAGGCGGTCAATTGCTTTATTCAGACACAACAACCCCTTTGGCTAGTACTGACTTCAATACGTTTTTATATGGTGTTATACAGGATGAAGGTCAAACACATGTTTGGAAAAACATCTTCGATATAAGATTTGATTCGATAGGTCTAAATGGACACCCAAACAATGCGTTAACTATAAAGGCTAATGCGAATTATGATTCAAAAACACTTACAGACTTAAACAATGATTTTGTTAATAGTCTTACGCTATTCAGAACCGAAAACGCCATCAACCAAGTTATGGATATCATTTATGGTACCGTATCATCAACTATAGGTAAAAGCCTTAAGCAGTTAGAAAAAGAAGCACAAATACACGGTATCATAGATAAGATGGTAAATAATGTTAACAAGAATCCTTTGAATGATTCTGCGTTTTCTTTTACCAAAGAAGAAACACTAGCGCATCAAGTACAAGCAAGTGCTAGGAAAGCAGGTACATCTATTATTAAAACATCTGTAACAGTAAATTCAAACGTACCTGTGAATGTGTTAAGCGATTTTAATAATTCTTTCAAAGCAGCAACAACAGCGATAGATAAAAGAAATATACTCTCAAACCATTTGAATATAATGGCTAATGCAAGTATTGCAAATATACCTAACCCTGTTGATGGTATTGCTGGAAAAGCAAACTTTATCATTCAAATTATCCTTAACTTGGTTAAGAGTTTGGTAAATAATATACTTTCACCAAAGGTTGTTTTTATATTCTTGATAAACTTTTTGATTGTGTATGGACCTACCGCAGTTTATGGTGATGGTTTAGATTTTATAAAGAAAAACAAACGACTATTCAACGCTATTATTCTAGGTATTGTTGAAATTATAGTTAAAGCTTTAATTAGTATTGCTTTGAAGTATATTAGTATACTAGTTGCGCAAGCAATACTTAAAAAACAACAAGAACAAGGTGCTTTAAAGCTTGCTCAGTTACAAACACTAGTAGGTGTACCATTTGATTTGATAAATAATTTACTACAAAGTTTAATATAATGGCAGACACAAAACCGATACAAGACAATGGATTTAACTTCACATCAATTCTTGGTGTGTTGAATATAATTACATCTGCTTTTAAGATACCAGATACTCCAGCAGAACCTCTTCCACCACCATTAATTATGACTGGTGCCAATCTTAGACCAGGTTTAACACCCACAGACCTTGCAGCTCAAATCATAAGCAAACAATCAGATGCTGGCAGAGCTGTTGGTGACGTTTTTGCTGACGGTCCAAATGTTGAAGAGGCTATGGAAGTGATAAGGATACAACAAATAATAGAAGCAATACTTACCAAAGCTAGGGTAGATGTGGTTATACCGCCAGGAATTCAAGTTACAACGGCTGGTGCTAATGCCGCTGGCCCAGTAGCATCTCAAGGTGCAACAGTTGGTATGGGTATTGGTAGTGGTATAATAAGATAATAAGCATATGAACAACGATTTAGAAGAAAAAACAAACAACGAAATACTGTTTGAAATCAAGCAATTAGAAGCTGACCATGAAGCATTAAAGCTTAAGATGCTAAAAGACTTTGACAAGCTTGTAGAAATTGAAAAACGCTATGACAAAGCTAACGGAATATTACACAAAAGACTAACAAGTAAATAATGGAAAATTTTAATACCAAAATAACCAGAGGTGGACATAGCGTATATAATAACTTATCTGAATTTTCAATAATCAAGTATGGTATCGTAAAAGCTATTGAAAGCGATTATGGTAACAAAGATACTGGACTTGGAAGGATAAAGGTATATATAAAAGGACCTATATCACAAGGTTGTGATGGGGATATATCAATAGATAGTCAAGATGCGATTATGAATCTGGCTTGGTGTTTTCCTTTACTACCTAAGCATTTATCTGTAACACCAAAGGTTGGTGAAGTTGTTTGGGTGTTGGTATTAGATAAACACTCACAACATGCTGATAGGCTTTATATCGGGCCAGTAATATCTCAATTACCTAACTTAAATTACGACCCATTTCTATATAGTGCTTTGGCAGGTTTTACATTCGGACCGCAAGCACCAGATACCAACCCAGCACAGATACCAGAAATGCAAGGTATCTTTCCAGACCCGCAAGATGTTTCAATACAAGGTCGATACAATACCGATATCACACAAAAGAATAACGAGATTGTTATTCGTGCTGGTAAATTTGAAACCATGTCACCAACAAGTACCAACCCATATGGTATGAAGTTTAATGGTACCACACAAGGTTATATCCAAATAAAAAACAATGCAGTTGTTAAACCAGCAACCAAAAACCAAGATGAACTAAAGGGGTCGGTTACAAATATCGTAGCCAATAAGATAAACCTAATTACACATGTTGATGGTAGTCCTAGATTTAATGTTACAAACCAAGATAACTTGATTAGTGATGATGACCTAGCAACTATCCTTTCTGAAGCCCATCAATTACCTTTCGGTGATGTATTGTTGCAATACCTTATTTTACTAAAAGAAGCCTTCCTAGCGCACGTTCACAATGGTAGTGGTAACATACCTACCGATTTAACTATTTCGGGTAATAAACAGTCCGTAGGCATTTTTAAATCAAAAGCCGATAACCTAGAAAAATCTATGCTATCAAAGAACATACGTATAAACTAATTGTGTTTTTTAGATATTTATAGATAAAACACAATGGTACTACATACATACTTTGATAAAAGCAATACGATAGTTAGCAACCAAAACGTAAACACTGGTCTTAATCCAGTTACCGAGATATTCTACGGTGGAGCTATTGGTGAACAACAATATAGCCGTTATATCTTTCACTTCGATGCTTCAAGGCTACAAAACCTTTATAACAATGGAACATATACCGACCTTACAAAGCTTACCCATACGCTAAGGATGACAAATACCAACACATTTGATACTGATTTATTAAATGGTACATATGCTGGTAAAGACAAGGCTTCATCTTTTGATTTGATAGTATTCAAGATAAATCAAAATTGGGATAATGGTGTTGGTTATGACTTTGATGTTCCAGCAGTTATACTTGGTAACCCAGCATATTCAAATGGTGCTTCCAACTGGATTGAAGCCCAAACTGGTATTGTTTGGCAGGGTGGGCCAGGTATTTATTCTGGTTCTACATCTGGTGTTACAATAGCAACCCAACACTTTGATAAAGGTAACGAAAATATTAACATAGATATTACCGATTATGTTAATGGTCTTATAACTGGGGCCACAAATTACGGATTAGGTATAGCTTTTACAAGAGGATTTGAATTGCTTAATACAATTGCGCTTCAGTATGTTGGTTTCTTTACAAACAATACCCAAACATTCTATGAACCATACGTAGAAACGGTTTATGATAACCACATAACCGATGATAGAAATAACTTTTTCTTGGATAAACCAAGCAAGCTGTATCTATATGTTAACTTAGCTGGTAACCCTACAAACCTAGATACCAAACCATCTGTTGTGGTTCATGATAATAATGGAATTCTTCTTTCAGCTTATACGCCATCACAAGTTAATCACGTTACTCTAGGTGTATACTCGATTGATATAATCGTACCATCAAATGGCGATAACGTAGAAGTTATGTACAATGATACTTGGTCTGGTATTAGTATAAATGGCGTTACTCGCCCAAATCTTACCTTAGACTTTGTTACAAAGGACTCTATGGGTTACTATAATATTGGTGTAAATGATATGCTACCAAGAAAAACAGCTGTCTCAATTAGCGGTATTAAAAACAAGGAAAAAATAAAACGTGGTGATGTAAGAAAGGTACTTGTATCAGCTAGGATACCTTATACTGTTGAACAAACGCAAAACATAAGCGGAATGAAGTACAGGATATATGTATTGGAAGGTACAGCTGAATATACGTTTATTGATTTCCAACCTATTGAAATGGCCAATAACTACTATTATTTCTTGATAGATACAGCTAGCTTTATACCTAATAATTACTTCATTGATGTATTGGTTGAATCTAATCAAGAGGTTACAACGCTTAAAAATGTGGTAGAATTTGAAATAGTTAATCAAGTAGAATTAAGACAAGGACAGTAATATGAAAACATTTATACGCAGAAGGCTCCATGAAGAGCTGATTGATGGTGAGAAGATGAATAAGGGCACACAAGTAATTTGTGACAAGCTAACGATAGATAGCTATGAAGAAGCTTTGCATTACGTAAAAGCCGCTCTTAAAGGACTAGAACCTGATGTTAAAGAAAGACTGATTCAAAAGATTCTTTCGCCTCTTAAAAACATAAAACAACAACAAGGAATAATAGGTTCAGAAATTAAAAAATACCATATGTCTGGTGATTCTATGCCAGATGAAGCTGATACCTATTGGACCGAAATCCAAACAGCTTTTTGTGACGCTGGCCCAGAGTTTGAATAGTCTTGACAATTAAATCATTTTTGGTATATTTATTATTGCGTTAACTACGCATCGGTCCCGACCAATAATATTGGTTTAGAGTTGTCCATGACAACAAAGGTATTGGTGCAATAACATATTATAAAGTTAATTAAAAATGAAACAAAACTACTTGGTACCCAGCGTACCCTCAGCAAACATTGCTGTAAACAAGAGCCGTATTAAGCTCTACAACAAGGAAGGTGAAATACCTACCTATTATCTTCAAAAAGGACAAGAGTTCCAGATTGAATTATTCAACCCAACATCAGACGTAGTATTAGCAAAGATTGATTTGAACGGAAAACCCATATCCCAAGGAGGTTTGGTTGTCAACCCTGGTCAGCGTATATTTCTTGACCGATATATCGATATCGCTAAAAAGTTCTTATTTGATACTTATGAAGTATCAAGTTCCGATGAAGTTAAAAAAGCAATCGAACACAATGGTGATATAAAGATAGAATTCTACAAAGAAAGGGTATATATTCCAAGGCCCACTTATAGACCTCATATTTTTTGGGATACCAATGGGTTAAAAAAATTCTCTTCAACTAACGATATTGTTTATGGTGATAACACAAGCCTACTAAGAACAAATATAGCGGGGTCATATTATAACTCCACCGATGAATTAAATATGAGCAACACATATACTAGCACTTCTAATTATGTTGATTCAAATATCAGTACAACACTTGATTTTCTAAGTCAAGAAACAACATTTCCAATTAAAAAACAAAAGCTAGAAACTGGACGTGTTGAAGCAGGGTCTGATTCTGACCAAAAATTTGAATATGTCAGCAAAACATTTGAATACAGCCCATTTCATACCATAGAGTATAAGTTGCTACCTGTATCTCAAAAAATAAACACCACAGCCGATTTAAACGTTAAATTATACTGTACTCAGTGTGGTGCTAAACTCGGTAAAACAGATAAATTCTGTTCCCAGTGTGGTCATAAGGCCTAAATAAATCATAAAGTTAACGCAAATAAAAACCCGAACTTGACAATTCGGGTTTTTTTATGTATATTTGAAATAAAAATTATGAATACACTAGAAGCAAGAGTTTTACAGGAAATACTTAAATTGGTTGAAACAACGCCTAACGATTATGACCTAGGAAAGGTTGTAAGAATTGTTTACCATGATTACAAAGAAGGTAAGCTAAACGATAAGGTTGAAAACCCATAAGCATTACACAAAACAAAAAAGCCTAGATTTCTCTAGGCTTTTTTTGTTTATATAAGATATTCGTTTAAGATTATCTCAATTCTGCTACGTTAAATGTAGGTACACCATCAACACGCACGTGACCGTAGAATCTGTTGTTAACAGACTTCTTAGCGTAACGAGTCATGATACCCTTAACTGGAGCAAAGTTAAATGGATTGTACATTGTTGGAGTCAATTGCAATGGCACGTATGGTGCGTAGATGTAACCTGTATCCAATAATGACTTACCTTTGTGACCTACAACAACTGAGTAAGATGGTGAGTAAGGGTCACGGTATACTTGATAACGACCACCCAAAGTACCAATTCTTTCGATACCCATGTTATATTGGTCTTGCTCTGGGTTAGCATCACTTACGTGGAAGTATTCAAGGTCATCGAATACAGCTGATATCTCAGAAGATACAACTACGAAGTTAGCACCACCACGAAGAGTTGACTTGTGGATTTGAGCAGACAACTGGTTAATTCTTGTGATAAGAGTTTGGTTCCAGTCTTTTTGTGTGTAAGGTGCAGCAGCTGAAGAAGCTTTTCTCCAACCATTGTAATCCCAACGCAATTGCCATGCAGCCAATTTACGCAAATCTCTAAGGATTTCACGGTCAATTTCCGCAGCAACTTGTTCTGACAACATAGCTGTCAATTCAGCTTCAGCATCGATGTTGTGGAATGCACTAACGTCTTGTGCCAACTCTGGAGACCAAGTAGCTCTTAATTTTCTTTCTTCAACAGCAACTACAACTTCAGCAAGGTTGAAAGATACTTCACCAAGTTCAGTTTCAAGTTCCAATGAAGCGTATTCAGCCCATGCGAAGATAAGGTTGCTAGTTACAGCACTAACTGAGCTTGCAAGGCTAGAACTTGTAACACCTGTAGTACCTACATAACCATCATAAGTTGATGTACCAGCTTTAGCTACACCAGATGCAGTTGTACCAACTGGGTGACGGAAGTCAAGTTCAATATATATAAGACCTTGGTCAGTTACCAAGTTACCAGTTGTATTTTGAACGATACCTTTACCATATTGTTGAGTAACTACACGGAAAGGAATTTCTTTGTTTTGAGCGATAATTGTGTTACCATCCGCATCAAGATAAGAAGATGTACCGTTAACAACGTGCAATGAAGCCAAGAATGATTCTGTATCCATGTTGTTACCATCTGGACCAGTCAATACTTCACGACCACCATTACCAGTACCAGAACCGTTAGGGGCACCACCAGTGAAACCAGAAAGACCAACAATCGCGTGTCTTACGCTACCGTCACTTGACAAAGGCAAGATAGTTGCACCGTAAGCGGCAGACAATGAACCATCTGTGTTAAATGTAAATGTAGTGTAATTTACTTGTGTTTTGATAGTAAGGGTACCCTTAGAGTTATCAAACATACCGTCATTGTAGAATATATCATACAAGTTCTTAGCTTGGAATCTAGTTATAGGGTAAGAGTTACCAGCAGCTGCAACAGGAAGAGCAGCAGCAGTAGCTGTACCATTGTGTTCACCGTTCAAACCAGTTTGAGCAGAGAAGCTAGGTCCAGTTTCACCAGCCCAACGGTCACTAGAAGCAGTTGTTGCATATGGGTCACCATAGTTAGCAGCTGCGTTAGAATTAGCACCGTTATAACGAGCTGAAGTTTGAGGTACGAAATAGAACAATTTACCGATAGGCATGTTCATCGCTTGTACTGATACGATATCATTTGCAAGTAATTTAGAGAATACACGTCTTACGATAGGGAATACAACTGTTTCGAATGAACCAGATGAAGTTGCCGATGTAGTTTCAGTCAACAAAGCAGAAGCTTCGTTTTCATACAATTGAGCAATGTTTTCTTTTACGTGGCCTTTAAGACCATCAAGGAAACCTAGGGCTTCCCATTTTGCTTGGGTTTCTTGGCGAATCGCTTTCATGTGATTCAAACCGATGTTACCCACTTGTCCAGATGTTAATAAATGTGACATAGTTTTTTTTTATTTTTTTTTGTTAGGGTTATTTTGTTTCAACTCTCTTGATTAGGTCAAGAATTCTTTTAGTTGAAGGGTCTACATACGCAGTACTTTCATTTAATTGTTTTGAAGTACTTGTAGTAGCCTCTTTGATTATTTTATTCTCTACCGATTCAGCGATTGGCTTTCTTGAAGTCAATTCATTCTCGATAGTTTTATATAACTTTTTGGACTCTTTAAGGGTTGTAACCTCTTCATCAAATCTCTTGATGATAGTTTGTTTTTCTCCCTTGGTTGTCGCATGTTCCATAAACAACTTTGTTACGTAAGTAAGGTTGCTATTGAACACCACAGTTTCTACCAACTTGTTTCTAAATTCTTTAAGAGCCTTTCTGAATTCTTCGTTCTCGGTCTTAAGCTTTTTAGCTTCGGTTAATAGTGTATTGTATTTTTTTGTTGTTTCAGAAACAAGTTTCTTAGCTGCAACAGATTCTTGAAGACTTTTTGGATGTTCAAAATCATGACCAATCGAACCAGTAGCATGTTTGTTAACATGATTACCAACACTCATACCTTTACCAATTCTCATTTTTTCCTCAATAGTTTCTTCTTCCTCCATTTCAACTTCAGTCAGTTCGCTTTCTTCTTCTGATTCTTCTTCGTCATCAACTGGCTTAAATTCGTCTGAACCTTCTTCTGATTCACCGTCTTCATCACCGTCAAGTTCAATTTCATAATCAACATCATCTTCTGATTCTTCATCATCATGGTGTCCACCAATTTCAGAAGCTTTAACGATATAATCGCCTGGTTCCGCGATGTGTAAGTGAACTTCGTCACCTACGATTTCGATTTCATCATCTCCACTCAATTTCTTGTAGATTTCGATAACGTCATCATCTGATGCGTGTGTCATGTCTAGTTCTTCTGATGTAGTATCATCCATTCCTTCTTCGTATGTATCTTCGTGCATGTCTTGTTCTTCCATGCCTTCTGTTTCCATACCTTCTGCTGACATTTCACTTTCAGTCATTTCTTCAGATTCAGTTGTGGTTTCTTCCATAACTTCCTCTTCTTCGTAATCTTTGTTTAAAGATTCTTTCACAACACTGTCAATTTCTTCCTTAGCTACGCTACGAAGTATTTCTTTTGTGTTGGCATTAAGAGCGTTTTTGATATTTTGTATGTCAAGTAACGCTTCTTCAAGTATTGTCTTTTTATCTGCCATTTGTGTTTATTTATTTTGAATTATTAATAGATAAAAAATTCGAGTTTATTTGATAATAAATATGCGTATTTTATTGAAAAGACACATATTCAATAAAAAAATCTTATTTTTGATTAGTCTAGCAAAAATTTATCCAATTTGGTTACCAAGTTTTCAGTCAAAATTGGCTTAACCACCTCTACGCTTTCTGTATAAGGCCTAGCTTCTTCAACACTCTTGAATATCCAAGCATCTGGTGTTGATGGTGCCGTAACAACGTCCCAACAAATAATCTCGAAATCGTCTTGTACTATTTGTTCCCCGTTACGACCTTCTTTCAATGAACCAACACCTCTTGAAGAAACACCAATCTTAATTCTGTTTCTTAATAGGTTTGCAACTTCATCACCTTTCGTTGATACGATACCGTAGTTTATAAAACCTGGCGACATTAGGATTTCCATCTTACCCATAAGCGTTTTGCCTTCCCACCATGTTTCAATGATATTGTGTGATATTCTATCACCAGCAATGATACTAGATTCTGGGTGGTCCAATTCACCTACAGCTGCACGTTCCTTTATTAGTTTTTGATATAGTCTATCTTGTTTAACCAATACATGTTCTGGATATATTCTTCCATTACGGTTAAGAACACCATACTTCTGTAGAATAACATAAACCACAAGAGGTTCAGCTATTACCAATTTTTTGCTATCAAGCTTTTGTATTTCGTTAATGAAGGCTTGGTTTCTTGGTTCATCAGGGCTGATGAATCCAGCATCGTGTTCAATCAAATAACCAAAACCGCTGTCACCGCGTTTAAGTACCTTTATATCTTTATAGTTTATATCCATGATAGTCTGTTATAGATATAAATATATCCCTAGAATAAAAAAGCCCCGATATCGGGGCCTTTGTTATTTCTTTCTTTTGTGAAATTCAAATGTTTCGTCTTTTTCAAACACATTCTTGATGATGTCTTCGGTAATCCACTCTAGCTTTCCTTGCATGAACTCTGTATTTACCGATATTTCTTCTTCCAAGAATAGTGTTAATTCGCAATTCATAAAGCTTCTTTTACCGAACTTGATACCTGATTCTCTGATATCCAAATCAACAATGGTTCTTTCTTTTACAAACTTGCTGGTTATGTCTGTAGATAGCAAGTTATAAGTCTGTTGCTTAATGAGCTTATTGATATTTCGTATAACCCTTAGATAACTAACGTCATCATTTTCTTTGGGTGCCGCCCAAGCTGAAATATTGATATATACAGCCTTTGGGTTTTTGTTATTTACGCTACCGAATACAACGCTGTATTCTTTAAATTTGTTTGTTTTTACTTCTTTTCCTGTTTTCATAATACCTGGTGTTTTTAAGACTAAGTATAATGAAAATAATTCAATAGGTCAAATTATTTTTTTAGGTTTGACCAAATTGAAATTGCTATTGTTAAAGCTATTTGAGCAAAGCCTAGGATAGCCATCGCCGCTATCCAACGATTTTTTTGTCTGTATATTTCATCCTTGGCTTCTTTCATTTGAGTTGGTGACCAAACGTCATTAACCTTCTCTATCCATTTAGAATGTCCATCTACCTTACCTTCGACATTTTTAAATTCGGTAAGCTTCTGATTAAGTTCAGAAAAACGACTATCCATGTCGCTTCTCATTTTATCATAATTATCGTTTAGTCTTTCTAATTCCTTAAGAACTAATTTGCTATAGTCCCCCCAAGTTTCTTCAGCCATCTTTATACGTTTACGGTTGTTAGAATGTTAGTTATTGTGGTACACATTTGTTCGTAACACTTTATTTTGCTTTGCGGAGTCTCAGAATTTCCTATTTCAGTTTTACCTTCACTCACCACTTTTTTTAATCTACGTAAAACACTTTCATATTCATTTTCTGAGTTACTGCATAATTTTTCGGTTAATTGTCTTAATTTTAAGATGTTTTCACTCATTTCAGCCATATTAATTTTCTTTTAGGTTACTTCTTAATTCTACCAACTTAGAAATATTCTTAACATAGTTTTCGTTAATTTCTAACTTATCGTTAAGAAGCTTATCTTTTACCTTCAGCAATTTATCTTTTGCGTCTAAATCTTTGGTGTCAAGCTTTTCGTCAATCAAGTTAAGACACTCTCTAATCATGCTAGAGTATACATCTTTCTTGGTCTCATCACCTTCAACAAAGCTTTTAATAACCGATTGCTCGATTGTATCAAGCTCTGAGTATTTGCTGTTGTATTTTTCTACCAATAAGCCCAATAACATACTATTAGGTACATCGTAGCTTTCAAGTATTTCTTTTGGTTTATTATTAACCAAATGGTTAACTATCTTGCTGGTAGACTCAACAATAACATCTATTGTATTTGGTGTTTTTTCTGTGAAGATAAGATTGGTTATAGATTCATGAAGTTCCGCTAAATCACTAGTAGTATCTTGTTCGAATGAAACCTTTTCAGCCAATTTTTTATTGGCTTCGTATATATCTTTTTTGCTGTATTTATTTAGCAAAGCTATTGATTCATTAACATATAGAGTAGCCTTGTTAAAGTCTGGCTCTACCTTATTTTCAAGGTTGGTATAAACCTCAAATAGTGTTCTTAGAATCTTGCTTTCGTTTATGGTATCAACATAGTGCTTAAACAACTTCTTTTTATCTGTGCTTTTGTCTATTAGACTCTCGCTTAACAAGTGGTTGTAAACTGATTTTATCGTACCAAAGTTTTTTATATTTGACTGTAATTCTGACATTTTTGAATTTTATTATAAATATCGTTATTTAACACAAAAACTATTGGTCACCCAACATTTTATCGATGTCATTAATCATGTCATCAACTTCCGCATTAATTTTTACATTTTTATCTAGGATTCTTGTCTTGGGTTCCTTAAGTTCTTTTGTTGGTTGTATTGATTCTATCAGCCTATTGACGAAGACGTTTTTATATTTTTGCGTCCTATCATCAAGCTTCTTAGCCAAGACTGCCTTCTCTTCTTTTAGAATCTTACTAACCTTTCTGAACGATTCTGTTACGTTTTCTGGTGCCGCTTCTCCTTCTGCTCCAGTTTCGGTAGCAGTTTCTTCTGCTCCAGCTTCAGCACCAGCTTCGGTAGCCGCTTCTGATTCACCTTCTTCTCCGAAGTTCAAGTCTTCACCTCCAACGCCGCCACCCCCGAATGAACCGCCTCCTCCAGCAGGGCCTCCAGCAGGACCTCCTTCTTCGTTTCCAGCACCTTCTCCAGCACCGCCGCCGCCTTTAAGAGCTAATTTAAAGTCACCATAAACACGGTCAACTATATCGAACATACCTGTATGCTTAATAACATTTGCTGAATTTGCCAATTCAGCAGCTGCCGCTTTTTCCATACGTTGTTCAAGTAAGTCTTGTTTGATATCATCATCTGACATACCAAGTATATCTCTCTTAGCACGTGTCATTGACATAGCACCAAATCCGTTACCAGAATCAGATACAGCGTCTTTATATAGGGTAACCTTGGTCTGCAAGTGTTCAACCTTAAGCATTTCGGCTTGTGTTGATGGGTTATTAAGCGTAAGGGTAAAGTTATCGAAGTCTTCTTCAAATCCAAGAATATACAAGTGAATCATAGCTATCTTGTTAAGCTCTTGAAGCATTGCTTGTTGTATACGATTTATGGTTCTTGAGAAACGAATATCTTGTAATGCAAGGTTTTTGCCTTCACCAGTTGTATCATCAAAACCCAAGAATGGCTTAGGTACGCGTAATGCTGTAAACAAATTGTGTTGCAAGTATTGTATATCCGCAATTTGGTCTAGGTTCGAGGCACCTGGCAACGTATCAATTGGATTTGGTGCGCTTTCATCACGAACTGGGATGAAGAAGTCTTGGTCATTTGATAACTGATTATATCTCAAGTCTATTTGACCTGTATTAGGGTCGGTAATAGGCATACGTTTAAACCTATCAGCGATTTGGTTTACATATGCTTCAACGTCACCGTCATCAATGTTACCAACATATATCTTGTATACACGTCTTTCTGGAGCACGGGTAACACGGTAAACAAGCATCGAGTCTTCAGAAAGAATAAGTTGCTTCCAAATACGTCTTGCTTTTTCAAGAACGCTGGTACCATAAGGTAGTCTTCTATCATCTCCCAACAAACGGAAGTGAGCAATTTGCCATGAGTTAAATTCAACGTCACGACCTCTCCAGTAGAACTTTATCTTATCACCAGTACTTACTTGACCATTAACCGTATCACGACCAGTAATCATATCAAATAGACCGCTTTCTCTGCGCTCCATTTCGTAGTTAGGCATTTGCTTGGCACTTAACACACCATGCTTATCATCAATGTTTAAATATACGAAATTATCACCGTATTTGCAGGTATTTCTGGTCCACATCGGAAGCGATACGTGAATATCCAAACGGTTAAAGAATAAGTCTTCAAGAATACCCTTAACACGCTTGCTATCTGAGTATATATTCATTACCCTACCCTTATCATTTATGGTGGTTGATTCTTCCATCATGATATCCAAAGCAGCTGCAATGGTTGGATAGAACTCCATAGCCTCGAAGTCAGAATATGAACCTATACGTGTTGTTTCATAGTTGATAGATTGTTGAAACAATCCGCTCTCAACCTTTTTCCACATTTGACCCAAGTACTTAACTTGTTGAGCCTGTAGCTTAGCTCTTTCGAAATCAGCTTTATTATCTGTCTTTAATAATACATCACCACCTATGTTATATCTTTGTGGTTGTTTTGCTGGTTCTTTTAGTCTTACCGCATCTGGACTAATTATTTGTCCTAGTCGTTGAAAGACCGTTAGTTTTTTTTCTGCCATATCTTTTAATTTATATTATAAGTGTTTTTTAACCAAAATAAATGATAACGCTATTTTGTTCCGCTAAATAACCACAAGAATTGTCCTGTTGGGTCTTGCATATTTTTAGCCACCGTAGGGTTGAATTTTGGTTTTGGCATCGCTGCCTTATTTCTGTTATTTTTACTTACAAATCCACTTCCTTTTTCAAGTTCAATCTGTTCTAGTGTCTTGGTATTTCCTATCACCCAACTATTTAAGATTGCTTTGTTTTGCTTTTCAAGACGCTCAAGATTTTTGAATGAGTGTTCGAGAACCCATAGACACATAGCCAGTGACATCAACAAGTCATCATGGTATCCATCCATGTGGTCAGGTCTACCATTCTTGTAAACGAATGTTTTCATTTCCATAGCAAGTCTCATCGAACGAATCTTAACCGCATTGGTTCTTATCTTGTATTCAAGATTTGAAACCATAGGAAGCCTTACGTTTGTTGCATGGAAACCTGGCGTTTTGCTGTTCGTATCGTATCTTGATAGTTCTCTTTGTCTAGCGGATAGTATCTTACCATTGGTTGTTTCGTAGTGTAGTCTCTTGTAGTTAAATTCCATGAGCTTTAATACGGTAGAAACACCCATACCACCAGTTACATCCACTACGGTATATGCCTTGTATTGTTCTCCGTATTCCTCGACCAATTGAGCCAATAAGTCTGGTTGTATCTTTCCTTTGTACTCCAATACTTGTTCCATGGTCGTGAAATCAATGATTACAATGGTTGATGAATCCTCTCCGTCACCCCTTGAAACGTCTACGCCCATGATATACTGATGACCCTCTTGTGGAAGTTCCCATATCCAAGTATCCTTATCGGCACCAAGCATTATTATTGGTTCCTTTACGTTGTTTTTTATCTGTAGGTCTATGAATTGTTCATCAATAACGTTACCACCCGAACCAATAAACGACACATCAAGCTCTTGTGCAATCATCTTAGCATCGTTGTTCATACCTTCACACATCTCTTCATACCAACTAGATGTTGGTTTCCAACCATCTGATATTCTCTTTTCGTAAGATGCAAATGTAAACTCGGTTTCTAGTTCAATAACATCATCTTTTACCCAACGCAAATCCTTATTATATCTCAAGTCTTCATACCATTTCATTTCAATGATATTAAAACCGTTCTTTTTTTGTTTTGCAAGGTCGTATGTTTTGTAATAGAGTTCGTCCATACCACGTGGAGTAGATATAAGCATCGCTCTACCACCCGTACCCAACGCTGTTAATGCAGCACCAAACACTTCGGCACCGTTATCGATATATGCTGCTTCATCCATAACAAGATACGTAGGTGTAAAACCTCTTAACGCATCCTTAGAGGTTGCAACGGCCTTAACACGACTACCATTAGGTAGCTTTATTTCTTGTTTAGAATCTGTAAGGAAAATGGTTTTCTTTTCATTTTTAGGGTTACCGTAGTAATCTGGTCCCCAAATCCATCTGGGTAGCTGGTCTAGGAAGTCTTTAATCTTGCTTAAGAATTCAAAAGCCAATGCTTGTTTGTTGGCGATAATCAATACGTTCTCTGGGTTATCTGAATCTGCTAATCCAACCTTTACGGCCATGTAAGCTGCTGTTGTAGTTGATACACCAGCCTGTCTTGGTTTGGTAATTAGATTAAACCTATTATTCTCGTAAGCGTATATGATTTCTTTTTGTTTTGGAAATAACTTGAAAGGAACAAAGCCCTCTTGGGTCTTGTCGAACGTTTCAAAGAATGTCTCGATTGCGTATACTGGACTTGCCAAACACTTTGCGTATTCTTTAAGTATTTCACCTCTTGTTAGCATAGTTTTAACTATAAATATGTAAAACTACGCTAAAACGCCTTTTTTTAAATAATAAAGGCCCTTTCGGGCCTTTGTTATTCTATATCATTTATACCTAAGTCATCAAAGCTAAAACCATCGCTATCACCTTCATCAGTATCTTTGGTTCCGAATATTTCATCGAATGAATAACTAGATTTTGGTTGGGTAGCATCTTCTGGACTTCCAACTTCATCAATCTTTTTCATCGCAGAATTAAATTCGTCTTCTTGAAGACCAGCCTTAACATCGTTAAGTATTTCTTTTACTATCTTTTTACCTTCTTTCGTACCAGCCATTATCTCGCGCATCTTAGCGTTGAATTCTTTTACTGGCAAAGCCGCTAATTCAGCATATACATGATGCTTAAGACCAAAGTCATCAGCACCGACAGCTTCGGTAAATCGCTCCCAGAGGCCTGGCCCCAGACGCATATCCCATGGTTCAGCGGACAAAAAGTCAGCCTTATTTATTACGTATTCACCTATTCTTTTGTTTTTAGGTAAACCGTGAGCTGATATCAACTCCATAACACCTTTAACCAATTCATGGATAAGAACAGGGAAAACCATTGCTTGTGCGTATATCACAGCTTTAGGGTTTGATTCGGTAGGGAACTGAACCCTAACAACGCCACCACTAACACCATTTTCCATTTCTGGCATGATATAATACATGTAGTCAGCAGCTGACATCATTTTTGAATACTTATTTGGAAGTCTTGGGTCAAGTTCCATCAATTCTTCATCAACCATATGAAACATATGGTTTGTTTTTTTAGCAGCACCTTGAATCATGGCGTTCAAAAACCTACGCTTGTAGACTTCATCTTTTGCATTTACCATTTCTTCGTGATTTTTGAACTGAGTTTCGGTAGTCATCGGCTTAGCATTCTTCTTGGTACCTTCCATGTTAATATTCGGTGTCAATTCAGCGTGTATCTCAACAACATCTTTGCTCATATCAAATTCTTCACGAATCATTTCTTCAGCCAATTTTTCGAGAGCTTTTTTGTGGTTAGCTTCCAATTTCATAGCTTCTGTCACCATTGGCATCATTTCTGACATCACCTTACGATTATCGATTGACTCGCTATCGTAAGCTCTTTTAAGTCTATTTACAACTTCGCTAAAACGCTTACCCATGATTTTTTGTTCAAAGGTTGTTTCGTCACTTTCTGGAAATATAGGGTGAGCACCAAGAGAATGCGAACGATTAATCAAATCCTCTTCCAATTTTGGATGCATTCTTTCGGTTAGTCCTTCTGGATAAACTACGCTTTCATTAAGTCTCTTGCCTTGTTTCGATTTTTTCAAAGCGGCCTCGGCTATTTTTCTGTAATCGCTCATTTTATGTCTTTTACTTTTATTACTTTAATTACGTTTTCTGTTACTTGTTGTGCTTGTTGCTGTGGTTGTGCTTGTTGCTTGGCCAAATCCTTCAAGTTATTAATCAATTGCGGTAATTGATTTCTTTTTACACCAACCAATTCAGCAAATGCTGCAATAACTTCTCTTTGAGCAACTGGAGTCTTAATAGTACCAATGATGTTATTTATTCTGCTATTTGATTTGATAACATCCATTAGCTTTTGCGCCTTTGCGTTCATCTCTTCATCAGACTCAACACCAGTTGGCATAACTTCTTTAAGGCTTCTGTGCTTAGAACCAAATAGTCTTTCAGCCACGTGTTTTTTGAACTGAGGAAGATTCATATAGCTCTCATCTTCGGTCATATTAGCTTTAGCCAATTCTTCTATTGATTTAAACTTTCTAACCTTTCCGTTTTTCTTGTTTATGATATAGTGCTTAAATTCGCTTAGATTAGAAGCCTTTTCTGGTATTGGTTGAATGTCTTGACCCATAGGTGCCGCCATAGCTTCTTTCATTGGTCTTGCTATGGTTTCTTCGAAGTGGTCCACTGGGTGAATAATATTCTCGCCAGATTCATTCAAGTCATCAAAACAATATACACCCATAACAACTTCTCTGTTTGGAGTTATACCTCTAACCATTTGATACTTCTTATTAGCTATTTCAAATGGCTTAGATACTTCACCAGTTTCACCATCAACAACATTTGATAAGTACTTTATAGTTTCTTTATCTTGAGGCTTGATTACTGCTTCTGGTTGTTCAGTCATAGTTGGAAAACCGCCACTAGTACCGCCACCTTTTGCGGTAACGTTAAGCTTAACTTTTTTTTGTTGTTGTAGTTTTTTTAACGCATCTAAGTCACCAGTTGGCATCTTTTCTATGTCTTTAAGACCAAGATTTAGACTTAGTGAATTATCCTCGTTTATGTTTTTATTCTTCATGATATTGTTTATTATAGATTAGTGTTAGGTCTTTTTCATAAAGCTTGTCTGAAACGATTTGTAACGAGTCTCCAAATCTAAAACATAGTCTTTTATCTGGATACGCATCATATGCGTTTATGTTCTCCCAAGCCAAGGCTATTACACCATCAACGGCATCCCAAACAGCGAAGGTATCGCTATTTTGAACCACATCAAGCTTTAGTGATGACTCCAAACGACCAACTTTTTTTATAAATTCGTCATGAGGAGCTTCTGGTCGGCCTGAAGCTGGGAACGTATCCCATTCATTACCGTCAATATTTTTGGTCGTATCAGAAAAGATAAACTCATAAAGGTAATTACCTTCATAGTTTTTTCCAATCATATTAACGTATACCAAAAATAACTTATCCATTACTTACTAGCTTTTGGGTTTGGTTGAACCTTAGGTGTTGGTAAAAATGGCTTATCCTTTCTACTTGGCGTTGCTGGTGCTTCCTTTGGCTTAGTTGTTGGCTTTACAACTGGTGCGGTTTCGGTATCTCTAAATGTTTCTCTAAGCATATTCTTAATCTTGTTTTTATTTTCAAATATACTATTATTTTCCGAATTATTCAAGTCCTCTACTATTTTTGATACTGGTTTTCTTGACCACATTCTGCATGACCAATACTTAGGTGTTGTTCTATCCTTAGCTTGAGAACACTTATGTCTCGCTCTGAATGATTTTCTTCTTTCTGGATTATCTCTCTTGATTTCCATGTTAGGGTCACCAAAGTTAACCTTCACAACTTTACCAGCACTATTTTTAACATAAACCTTGAACTTCTTAACGTCACCTTTAGTAGGTTTACCTAGCTTTACTTCTCTTCCATGATATTCAGCTTCGCTCATAGATATGTTTTCTACACTACCGTATTCATCGCTATAACCACCTTGTGTTTCGCCATCGTAAACATCCAATTCCGTTTCTAATAAATGATATACGTGTTCAATCATTTCTCTAATCTTAGAAATATTATTGATTGCCCATCCATGACCGTTAACTAACAATTCATCTATTTTTTGGTGGTCCATTTCTAGTATTCTACCACTAGCGTGGTTAATCACTTTAAGGTCTCTCCAAAACATATAGTTGTTTGTTTCGTTCTTTAGATTTACGTTTTCATCTATCATGTCTTCCATAAAATGGTAAACCTCTTCCATTGATTCAGCGGCTCTTGCGATGTGGTCCAAAGCCCAAGCATTACCATCTGATAGTACCGTATCAACGTGGTTAAAGCTCATATGAAGAATTTGACTTGCATCTTCATGTATTCCTTTCATGTTTGACCAAAACATATAGGTTTGATTCTCATTCATTTGATTTGTTTCTTTTAAATTATGTAACTCATTATTATTAGATTCATTTGCGGATTTTTTACCCCATGAATCACCTTTTCCTTTTGTCTTACAAGCACTAGGTGTTGGTCTACATGAAGGATAAGACCTGTGTTCACCTTCTTTTCTACCACAAGGCTTGCATTTACCATCTCTACATGTATTGCAGTCTACCCAGCCTTTGCTACCTTCACCACCTCTTCTGGTAAACCAACCATGAAGACCGCTTTCTTTTTCTTTTGAAAAGTCAGTCTTTTTAGCTGTTTCTTCTACTGATTCATCATGTTTTTTTCTACCTTGGCAGTGTGCTTTTTGACTGAAGCCTTTTGGGTTATTGCAGTCAATACTTCTCTTGTATTTTTCTGACCACTTTTCATCCAATTGTTCGTCAGTCATGCTCTTATAGTCACCTAGTTCTTTTAGGTCCTCTTCTTTAAGACCTTTCCAAATCTTACCTTTTCTACACTTAACAACAGCACCAGACGCATAAGCAGATGGCCAAACATCATATTTTCTTTTTGCTATGTTTGTGCATCTGTCTTCATCAAGTATATCGTTTGAACCCTCTTGAAACATATTATTTTTCTTAGGGTCGACAAATAAATTATCCATGTTTTCGTAAATATACAATTCATCCAAGCCTTCTTCATCAGATGGTTCAGATTCTGGTGCTGGTTCTTTACTAGGTGTTTCACCGCTTTCTGGGGCAACATCTTCATCACCTTGACCAACTTTCTTAACTTTGCTTATGATATCTTTTTGGTCTTCAGCATCCATTTCACCAGTATGCGTTGCTGACAATAAAGAGTTAATTGCGAACTTTTCTAGCTCGAAGTCTGGCTGTCCTTGTTCGTCAGTATATTTTCTTAGGGATTGTCCTAATTTACCTGTAAGTTGTTCTATGAATTTTTTTGGGTCTGATTCTTCATCAGCCTCTACACCAGCATCAAATGGCTCGTCATCAAACGGCTTATCATTAGCTGGCGGTGTTTTAGCTTCTGGCTCAGGCATTGGAGCAGCCTCTGGAGCAGCCGCTGGAGTTGGAGCAGCAGGTTCTGGTGAACCTGCAACTTTCAACTTATATTTTGTGTCTTCAATTAGACTTTTTTTTTTGAGCTTTCGTTTACGCTATATTCTTTTCCGTCTACGCTAAACTTAGACTTACCAGCCTCTTTAGCTTTTGCTAATTCTCCAGAAAATTTGTTACCCTCACCTATTTCTTTTTCCATCTTTGAAGGTTCAATCATTTCATCGATAGCTTTTTCGTATTCAGTCATGTGTGGCTCTTCTTCCATGTATCCGCATTCAGCCATCCAACCTTCTTCGGTCATAGACTCATCCATACGCATTTTCTTCTTAACGTCCATAACGCAAGATTCGTATTTTTCTGAATTTCTACCAACACTAGCTGTGCAAATAGCCCATGGGTTTTTTGCTTTACCTTCTTCCATCCAGTTTTCTTCCATCCAAGTCTCTTCCATTGGTCTGTTGTTCTCAAGATTGCCATGACCACTAAAGCCATTACCTTTCATTTCAGAGAATCCACCAGCCATTGGCATAGATTCGTTCAATAGGTTATCGTTTAAGAATACATTGATTTCGCCTTCGAAGTCATAGGCTTCAGCAAGACTTCTGAACTTAAGATTTAAGTGCTTCAAAGCATTTGCATATGAAGGATAAACTTCAGATTTTTTGTTTTGTAGACCTCCGATATACTTGAAGTCTTCAGCAACTAAATTAGCTGTCTTATCAGCTTTTTTGATGTACCATTCGTGGTTTTCTCTTATGATTGCATAAGCTTTTCCATCTGGACCCATCTTGGTTGTTTCAACAACTATCTTAGATTTATTTTCATTGATAGATTGTATTCCCATCAATTCTTTCATACGTTCGGTAATCTGGTTACCTTTAAGCCCTAGTGGGTTGATTAATACTTGTTTTTTCATCCTAAGTTTTTTTATATAAATATAAGCGTTTTATTGAAAATTAATACATGTTTGTCGAACCTTGGAATACATTTTGATTATCACCCAATAAGTAACAACCTGTACCTCCACTTATGCTTCTTACCCAAATCTTTATATTTGTACAGCCAGCTACTTGTACTAGTGTTCCATTAAGAACCATCGTACAACCACTAGCTCCACCATATACTTCGTTATAAGTATGTGCGGTGAAGTTTGGTGCATCGGCAGAAACTATTATGCTATGTATGTCGGTTATATTTGCCATGTTTATCTTTTTACCTTATAAATATCGCTTAAAATAAAAAAAGCACCTATTAGGTGCTTATATTTATTGTTTTGTGTAAAGAATCTTTCGACCCACTCCATTGATTACTTCGATATAAAACTTGTATGGTAATAACTCGTGTTCTTGTATTCCTAATAGATTATAGTATTTCACATCTGTATCATTGGTTATTGATATGATATCAGAATAAGCATACTGGCCGTCTATATCCACTTGCTTTAACCTGTAGTAGTTGCTTCCTTGTATCGGCAAAGCATCTATAAAAGAATACTCTGTTTGACTTGTTGTAGTACCCATTCCCTTAACGATTCCTATGCTTGACCAATTTAACGCAGAATCGGCCCTTTCCACCTCAAATCTATCGTTATCTATCTCTGATGCTGTTACCCAGTATAAAACGTTCTTATTGCCGTATTTTTGCCCGTAAAATGCCGTTAGCTTAACTGGTAGTTCTGTGGCTATCGATAACGTTCCAGAACTTGAATAAGCAACGCAAGGCGAATTTGTTGAAGCTATTCTATAACGATAACCGTTTATTCCATGATTTGCTGGATAAATCTTCAAGGTATCCCCACGAGTTGAATAGGGCGAAGCTATCGTTAAGCTAGACCAACTTGACCCTCCATTGGTTGAAACCTGCCAAACAAATGGATAATTTGCGTGAGCTATAAACCAATAAGTTGTGCCAACATGTACCGCAGTAACATTTGATGGATTTATACTAATCGTTGGCATAGAATTTATAACCACCGAAAAGGTATCGGTCTTTGACCATACGCTTGTACAGCCAGCTACCACCGAAACCGTTCTTGCGTAGTATGTTCCAGACGATGAAATGGTTGTTGATACGCTTTTGCTGGTATCTCCAGAATTTAATTCGATATACGAGTTAGATGGAAGGCTTATAACGCTTGACGTACAAGCTGGGGTCGTATATGTTGGTGTAGGCATCGTTGGTACCAAACATCCGACCAACTTTATATCATCAATACGAACAGTATTGGTTGACGAGGTTGAGGCATATCTAAAACGAATTCTAAGATTTGCTGTTGATGGAATTGAACCAGACGCTGTTAAATACTGCCAAACGCTTGCAGTACCAGTACCAGTACTTGGTGACATCGTAAGAGATGTC